CACCCACGTTGTCGCTGCTCCATGTCATCAATCTTGATTGACCGCGATAGCGAGGAGTGGAAATATTTGCGCTCTCTGCCCGAGAAAGATTATAGGGCTTACAAGTCCCCCAACCTTGTGCCGAACGTGCCTGAGAAGTTCTCTAAATGGTGCGAGCGCAACGCTGACAAGTTGGACTTGGCGAGAGAGAACGGAAAGCTGCCTTACTTCGTGAGGGATAACCAGAAAGTCGTTGGTGATTTGCTTGGGTGGAAGGATAAGCAACCACTTAAGCATGGCTATATGGGTACAAAACTCGGTAGGAAAGAAGCCAATGAAGCATACAAGTACTATGTTGATAGCAAGCCTATTAAACTTTCAGACGAGCAAAAGAAGAATGTACAGGAGATTGCTAAAGAAATGGGGATAACAAAAAACATTGCCCCTATGACATTCTTTGAAGCAAATAATGGACGGGCAAATGTAAACTATAGAAAAGGCGGCATATATCAAGATAACTGTCAGTCTTGTGTTGTTGTACATGAAGCAAGATTGCGTGGGCTTGATATTACAGCATTGGGGTATTCAAATAAAAAGGATAGTGTACAATTTCAGTTAGGTGAACATTTTGAAGATGCTTGGATTAACCCCAAGACGGGTAAAGTACCAAGTCCGACTATAATAAAAGGCGAAGATTTGATAAGCAAAGCAGAAAAGCAAATGAAAACGGTTGGCCGTTATCATGTTGGTATAAATTACGATGTAGATAATGGGCACATAATTACTGCGGATAGGCTGCAGAATGGGAAACTTATTATATATGACCCACAGAATGGAAATTTTGTCAGTCTTAACGAATTTAATAAAGCCGCATATCTTGAAATATTGAAAATTGATAAGTTGTTAATGAGAAGGGAAGTTGTAACCTCAATATCAGGAACCATGTAATTTTTTTTGCATGATAGCCCATAATATCTCAGACCTTTCTTGAATCAATATAATAGATTTACAATCGGCTGATATTTTGATTATATGTGGAAGCCCTAATTTATGCCCCCTTGTTATCCAATTAAAGATATTGAAATATTTCCACCCATCGCGTTCTCCACAATATCTGATTGTATCGTACCCGAGTTCTTTAGCCTTATATAAGGCTATCTGATAGTAATCAATCTTGCTCATAATATTCTGTTTTGTTGCAAAGTTATTGAAAAATTGCATTCCTTGCAAATGCGACAGGCATTGCAAGGAATGCCTTTGTGTGTTTCACGACTCGCTTTTATATTATCTTTCTTAGTTTTTCACGTAAATTGTTGGCTATTTCTAATCTGTCAAAGAAAGATTTAGGTATCGCCTTACTGTCAGTCGTTAATATCGTACAATTACTTTTTGCGATATAATCTATCAATATACCATATAACAGGGTCAAATCTTCCAAGGTTAATGTAGCTGTTCTTGTTTCGCTCATTGTATGTAGTTCTAAAAATCAATTTTCCAAAGATATTGAATATCCCCACCGCCTAAAGTAAGCGTCACGTCAGGCTCGGCCATCAAGTCACTTTTTTTGAATGAGAAATAATACAGCGACCTTGGCTTAAGCTCGCCACTGATTATCTTCAATTCGCATGATGACTTCATATAGGCTGAACCAGTGGCTAAATCCCATCGAAGCAGGTCTTTCAAAAAATCTTTTGCTTTCATGTTGTTTAATCTATAAAGTCGTTGAATGTTGTTACCTCTGTCCCACCATCATAGAAAGGCTTCTTATCGCAAATATAGCCCTTCCAAGAGCCATATTCGTAGATACGGAACATGTGGTATCCAGCATTACGAAGAGCCTTAAAAGCTGCTTTCATTTCCTCACCATTAAATCGGATATTAACGTCACTGTCAAGTGCTTCGTAGCCACCAAACCCGTAGGCCTTACCACTTCGTTTAGAAACCATGACGTATAGAGTCTTGCCCCTGTACGCGCTTTGCCTTTCTGGGTGAAATATGCGCCAGACGCAAGTGCTGAGAAACGCATCGCAAATGTATTGTACAACCTCTTGACGTACTTCTGTTGGTTGAACATAATCGTTCATCGGTATGTTTACTGTTATTTCCATTGCCGTAGTGTTGTATTAAATTCGTGTGATTGTTTTTGCTGTCTCCTCTCCCCACAGTTCAACTATTATGTCGTAGGCTTCCTTGTCACCGTCCCAAGCGTACATGCACTCGCAGTTATTGTATTCAAAGAAATACACCTCTTGTGGGTCACAATTAGCTTTTATTTCCTCGTCCCTTTTTGCGATGTAATCAAAAAAGGTCTTATATCTATCGACATCGGGGTGCGTCTTGTATCTGGCGTTGTAATAGAATGAAACAGTCTTAGCATTAAGCATTACTACGCTGCCCTCGGTGCAAGACCAGTCAATAAAGTATTCAAGCGTGCCTTTAGTCGTTTGAATGTGCCTTATCGCTTGTGGGTTCTTGGCCTTGGTCCTTGCATAGCTTTTTGCGAAACGTTCTTTAAGGCCGCAATTCTTAGCGTGTATGTAAGCATCTTGGTAGTTCATGATGTATTCGTTATCCTCTTTCAATTTTGCTTCTTCTTCGTTCATAGCTGTTTTTTGTTATAAGCGAGTGGGCATTGCACCCACTCGCGAGGTTGATATGTTTAGATTGAGTATTGCTCTTCAAGAAACTTGACCATTGCTCTATTCTGTGGCAGCATGTCAGGTATATTCATGCTGTCGGCCTTATAAAGCTCTGTTGCAGCGTTATACACGTCCCATACAGTTGTTTTATTTGTGTTGTGGTAGTTTATAAGTAGCAACTCTGTAAAGCGCGAAATTTGCGCCTGATTGAGCGGATAAACGACTGGCTCTTTGATAGCTTTGTTCGATGTGTCGCACTTTACTCGGATAGCTGTAAGCATGCCAATTAGCGTAAATACTTGCTCGGCCGTGAGTTCTATGCTTTTCATACGTTCCATTCGCTCTCTGTCGCTTACAATGATATGGCGTGCATCAACGAGCCACGACTTGATAACATCAAGTACGTCTTGCACGGTAATCTTATCACCTCGCCCAGCACCTTTTTCGGCATACGTTGATATGTAATTGCTCGCATTGAGCATACATTGGTTATGGCATATCTTGACCATATTGCCAAATCCAGCCTGAATGCCTTTTTGGTGGAATGCAATAGCGATATTCGTAGTGTTCTCACTGTCATCAAAATCGTTTATTCTGATGTTTGCGAAAACGCGTCTCAAGATATGTGCTTCTACCGCCTTATCTCCGTACTGGGCTTCTACCTGCGGAAGTAGCACAACACCTGGCTGAGCGCGGTCTTTGTTCTGTGCCGCAAATAAGTCGTACACTTCAACATTGAAGTGTTGCTCGTTGCACATGTTAATTACTTCGTTAGCAACTGGAAGTGATAGATACCCTTCAACGGGTTGTTGTACACATCATTTTCCTTGTGCGTGCGTTCGAGCTGTTCCAGTGTAATTGTCTGTACTTTTGCTTTTTCGAAGTCAAAAAATTTATTATCCATTGTGTTATATATTTTAGAGTTGTTGTTGTCAAATTAAAAATGCGCTTAACGTTATCGCCCAACGAATTGTGACAGCAAAGTGCGAGGTGTACGTTTCGCTCCCAACTGGGATAAGTCTGACTTATGCACTCGTGCAACTATTCAGAGGTATCTCCTTTTCTAAGCATCTTAACGTTTAGCTTCAACGTTTGGCTTATTTATTGTTCACGCCAGACAAGAACGATTTTGTAGCTATCCAAATACAGCTTGCTACAGATGAGCCGAGTTTTTTTGTCAGGTGTTTCTTTCACCCCACGGCATGCCTGACCGCCCGCTGTTGTATACGGTTTTTCTCTACAATGGTGCTTGGATTGCACCTACGGCTTTTTAGTTGTATTGCTCAACCCTCGTAACGATAAGGTACGGTATACGTTTTCTCGGTTTGTAACGTGTTATCTCACGGCTGGTTAACACCACAGCTTTCGGATTTACTCTTATCTGAGGTTTACTTTCTGCTTTTTTGAAGGGAAAGCGCAAAGAAATTCTAAGAATCGCCCGTACCCTATTCAAACGTTTGTCTTGTAGGTGTGAGGGGAATCGAACCCCTCACGCTGCCTTTCCAGCTCACCTTAATACTCTTTTATTACAAGGTGCTTTCTCCACGCGTTTAAGAAGGTTATTTTGAAAACTTCTTCGCCAATGTAAGCGCAGGCCCCTGAAATGGGGTTGAATAAATACCCATCGTCGTAAACGATGCTCGCTTTGTTGTCTTTGAATGTGCAATATTTCATGTTAGTTTTCTATGTTAAGATATTTTGAAACTTTATTTACAAGGCTCTTCACAGAAGAATGTAATGAAGAGTCTATTGTGTGGTCTACATTATCATTACAATATGACACCAATATTTTATTGTCATACCAGCGGCTTATTACTACTGATAATCTGCCATTTCTAACTTCTCCTGTGAATTGGTTGTACAACCTTTCTCCGCAATTATCGAAAGTTAATTTTTCGTATAACTCTTTTTTGTTCACTGGGGTAATTGTCTGTCTCATTGTTGTTTTGTTTTATTGTTTGTTACTTTGTTTCTTAATTGCGTTGCAAAGATATAACAAAATTATATTCTAACAAAATAAAGATATAAGAAACTTATAAGTTTAATATATTTTTATTTTCCACATCTAACGAAATATATCTATATTCGCGTAAAAATCAATGAGTTATGCGAGATTACAGAAATGAACTATTAAACAAGTCAACCTCGGCAGAAAAGTCTGTTTGCCGAATTTTGGACAAGTTGGGCGTGAAATTCATACGCCAGTACAAGATACAGACACCCCGTAAGACATTCTACATAGACATATATGTTCCAACCCTGAACGCCTGCATAGAGGTCGATGGTAAATACCATTTTACGGACACGCAAAAGCGACTTGACAGCAACAGAAGTGCTTGCATAAGAAGAATTGGGCTGTCAGTAATTCGGATATGTAATACAGATGCATACTCGGCTAAATCTGTGAAATCAATGCTGCAAAGGCATATTTTGCGGCAAAATCGAAAGAAAAACAAATAATGCGCAGATGTGTGGCTTTCTTATTATCTACATTTGTTATTGTATAATTCAATTAAATCTATGAACAAGAAAGTATTTAACGCACTTAAGACCTTGTATGCAGACAAGGGGTTGAGTCAGACAGAACTGGAGGAGTTGGCTGGAATTGTTGGCCAAAATCTCAGCGAAGATGCAAGCGAAGACGATATTAACAACGCTGCAAGCGGTGTTTCGGCCTATGTAAACATCATGCAGAAGTTCGGTAATAGATGCGCATCGGCAGTAGAAAACAAATACAAAGGCTATGTTAAGCCAAACGTGAATCCAGAGCCACCTAAGAAGCCAACAGAAGAAGGGCTTACGAAGGAGCAAGTTGCAGAAATGCTTAGGACTGGCATTGACAAAGCCTTAAAGCCTTACAAGGAGAGAGAGGAACGACAAAGGTTGAACGGTATTCTTGCAGGTCAAGATAAGCTAAAAGGCATTCCGTCTAAATTCGTTGGCCGTTACAATCTCGAAAAAGAAGAAGATGCCGCATCACTTGCATCACAGATTGAGCAGGATTATGCAGAAGAGCGCAAGGCGATATTATCATCAATCGGACTTGCCGATATTCCATTAGGCAATGGTGGCGAGCATGACAGCGATGAGGACTTCGCGAAGAAAATGCAAGATGCACAGAAAGCACTTGCTAAATCTTAGAAACCAAAACGAATAAAACATGATTTACAAAGAGACTAAACCGACCAATATTCAAGAGGGCGTATGGGACGAGAAGTCTTGTGTACGCAGACAGAGCGGTTTCAATCTTGACCAGACTGGGCTCCCTGCAACGTTGAAGTGGTTGCCAAAGGGCGCACCTCTTGCACTTACAGCGTCAGGCAAGGTAAGTGTATGCAAGACAGCAAAGGTCTACGAGGCTGCAACTAAATCAGCAACAGAGGTAAAGGTGTATAAAGGCCATCTCCTCGCTGTTGGCGACAGCCTTGCAGGTTCTGCTATTTCTGCTATTGACACAAGCAATGCAGACTATGACAAGGTTACAGTTGCAGCGTTGGCAGAGAAAGCAGACAAGGACGCAGTTCTTGACAACGGAAATGCCGCAAAGGTTATCGGCCTTAATTATGCGAGCGTAGAACTTGATGGTATGCAGAGTTGTACCCCGACCTTGCAGGCTTACGAGATTGAGGAAGATACACTTCCTTATCCAATTAACGATGCTATCAAGGCCGCATTAACCTCGCGTCACGCATTCAAGATTAAGTAACATAAAAGAACTTATAAAAAAAGAACATATATGGATTCACTGATAAAAAATCTTGAGAAGCCGAAGCGGTTTGACTGCTTTATTCAAGAGCAGATGAAGAACTCTACCTATATCGCAGAATGGAAGAGTGAAATTCGCTCTGTGGAATATTGCGCAGCAAAGGTATATCAGGCATATCTCGCTGAATATGCTGCCGCAATGGTCGGTTCAATCATTGCGAAGGACGCAGAGAAGCCCACACACCAGATGCCAACTGCAAGTATGTTGATGGGTTCTCTGAGCCGCATCGCAGACGAGTGGCAGATGGATAACGACCGACTGGAGCAGTTTTATTACCTCGAAGGCCGTTTCAAGGACAAGGTAGCAAAATTAGAATTCACACAAGAACAAAAGCAGGTGGAATACGCCAAGCTCGTCAAATTCCTGTTTGACCCATTCGAAAAGGCTGTAATTGCTCCCCACAAGCGCATTGATATGCTCTACTTCGAGGGCTTGTTCAACGGCACACAGACCGTAGACGGAACGAATAACAAGAAGTCGCCAGTGTCGTATACTTACGACCTCGGTGTCAAGCGTTTCAAGGCCAAGGTCGCAGCATGGGGAACGGAAACTGCAACACCTTTGAGCGACATTCAGGAGATTGTAGACTATCTCGGTTCTAAGGGCAAGGTGGTGCGCAAGATGCGTATGTCAATACGTACATTCCGCAAAATGTGCAAGGCCAAGGAACTCAAAGATGTGTTCACACTGAAACTTGGCAAGGTAGAAGTCAATAACGCACGAGTATCTTACAACGAAGTAAATCAGTACTTGCAGACAATTCTATTGCCTGAGATTACAATCGAAAAGGATAGATACAGCCTGTTGCAAGACGGCACGTCAATCAACATGACACGTGATGACAGAGTTGTGTTCCAGTGCGCGGACAATGTAGCTGTACTTAAGGTTTCTGACCCCCTCGAAACGATTGACCCGATACCTAACAAGGTTTATTCTGTATATGATGACAACCATGTAGGTATGTGGCGAAGCGACAAGGGCCGTTTCATCGACTACGAAATGTGGGCTAATCCCGTATTCACTGGCAAGGAAGATTTGTATATCCTCGAAACGGATAAGACGAACTAATTGATATTTCATTGTTGTTTTTAGGTTGTTATGAATAACAGAGAAGCAGTTGCGGCCACTATTGAGCCATATAGTGTGTCAGACGAAAGCATTGATAAGGCTCTTATCGATGCAGGTGAACGCTTCGGCGAAAATCCTCCCGAAACAGAATACACGCTGCAAGGCAAGAAGTGTGTTGCACTTGCTTCGATGTTATGTTTGTCAAGATTGCGTGTGCTCGCAGCGGAAAATATAGGCGGCATATCGCAGACTTATGCGGTAAGCAAATTGGAAAAATCTATACAAGCAATAGCAAGTGATGCTGGAATATCCGCAGACCTTGTGCTTGCTGATGATAGTGAAAATGTTGTTAGCTGTATATCAATATGAGATTAGAGGATAAAATAATACTCGAACGTGTTGTTGCTGGGCAAGATGAACAATTAAACCCGACTGAAACAATACAGAAGATAGACCTCGGTAAATGTATCATAACACCGAACTCGTCAGCAGCCAAAATTAAGGGCAATGACGGTTCGGATTATGTATACAGTTATCTCGTAATCATGCGAAAGCCTAAAGATATAACGCTGATACCGCAAGCGAATGAAAAGGTAAGGATAACAAAAAAAGATGGTTCTATTGACATGATGTGTAGGGTATCAGGCTTTGTTACCTTGCGTAGATGGTTAAAGATATGGCTGTAGAAGCATTTGGATTTGACGAAGTCTTGCGTAAATTAGGTTCAAGTGATTTGGCAAGCGAACAGTCCGCACCCGATACGCGTATATTGCGTGAGTTGCAAGTAATAGCAGAGGAAGCATGCAATGATGTGAGAGATACGTATAAGTCACGCGCAAGCGGAGGGTATGATGACCATACTCGCGGTCTACGAGGAAGTATAGGCTTCAGAATCAGTTTCCAAGGCAAAGAAGTCGTGAGAGGTGGCTTCGATGGCAGAGGAAGTGAAGATGGAGAAGAAGCCGCAAATAGCGCAATCTCAAAGATGTCAATTAGTAACTCAACATGGGAAATAGTAATTGTCGCTGGAAAGGAATACGCGCGCTATGTAGAGGCGAAAGGCTACAACGTCATATCATTTATCCAAGGTTCTATTGACGAAAAGATGAGCAAACTAAAACAAGACATCAAAAAAGGTAATATATGAATGGAATGCAGGCCGTTACAGACCTATCGAAGTATATCTCGAAGAACATTGACGATATTCAAGTGTTCAAGATTGAGAAGCCTACGAACTTCGAAGGAGATTACATTTGCCTGAACTATCTGAATATATCATACGGCAGAGCAGTCAATACATCTTGCATTGTAAACGTTAATCTACATGCAAGAGATATGACAAACAGCCAGCCCGATACGGAGAAGCTGCAAAGAATGAGTGAGCGCATATTCAGCCTTATACCGTGTCGTAATATAGACACAGAGGACGATGAACGCGAGCTTATAATCGGTGGGGCGTGGTATAATATCGAAAGTGACAGCAACTGTATTAAAGACAATGACGGCACACATTTCATAAATATAAGAGTTCAAGTAACATTTACGAATTAAAATAGAAAACAATATGGCTAACAAATCAGGTGCATGGGGTATTGAGAGCGTGAAATTTGCCCCTCTTGTAGACAGTCCTACAGCTGATAAGGCTGCGGCAAAATCACCCTTCCCGACAGCTTGGAACGAATTTAAGCTTAGAGCGATTGTCAAGGACTCTCTTAGTTTCAACGACCAAGCCCCATCTACTAACAATATCGAAGTAGAGGACAGTGATAATTATTATGCTGTGCTTCAAAGCGATGCAGGTTCTGAGGGCTTCACTGTTCAGGTCTATGACATGAGCGAGGAAGCATATATGTTCTTCTTTGGCTTCAAGAAGGGTGCTGCAGAAGGAACAGATAAAGACTATCTTGTCGAAGACCCGAAGTTTAAGCTACAAAATCATGCCGTACAGATAACCACAAAGGGTACAGACGAGTTTCCATCGCACATCTTCGAATGGGCTAACATGAAGCTCGTTGTTACAAAGAGTGGAAGCATTGGCAAGAGTGGTTTCCCGAACATCAACATTGAATGCACGAAACAGGCTGTATTCGATGTTAAGACTGGCGAGGAAATGCCTTCTGCACGCCATAAGGCGAACGCAGGTTCAACAAGCAGTAATACAGGCCACGACCATTCAACAGTAAGTAAGAATAGCTAAATTCCCACCATCATATTTTTAGCGGTAGCGACATTGGGCCGCTACCGCTTTTTCATTAACACCTATGGAACAAGAAAATAAGACATCATCAGTATTAGCGGAGAAGGCAATTTGGGTTCGTTTCGGACTAATTCCTTTTCGCATTCGTCCTCTCACCTTGGCTCAGATATGGGAGATTGGAGAAAAGGTGCAAGAGTGCAAGCAATTAGAAGTTGAAGGCCGATTTAACGCGATAGAGAAGATGCTTTCAGCGCATCAAGACATAAGAACGCTGCAAAAGATAGTCGTAAAAGCTGTTTTTCGTTCGTCTGTTGCGAGATTTCTGTTTGGCTGGTACATTCGTAAGCATACAACGATGAAACGCTATAAACAAGTAATTTCTTTCTGCTCGCAAAGTTTTAATGCACCCTTTTTTTTTCAATCTATGATTTTCCTAAGAGGAGCAAAACAAGTGACGATGAATACTCACGAAGCACCTCTCCATGGGGCTTCGTAGGGGGAATAATGAAGTACTTCCGAATGAGCTACGAAGAAGTCGTGTTCAGACGGAGCTACATTAACCTTATACTACTTAACGCTGCAATCCCTGGAATTAAGCCACTTGACGAAGAGGAAAACGAAACAGAGAACCAGCACAACAGCCAACAGAAACCAAGTAAGAATTATATAACCAACGACAACGGGAATAGCTTTTTCTCGTCCTTAATGTAAGTAATATATATGGCAGAAGATATAGATGGCGCATTGGGCATTCGTGCCACGATTGACGCAGATGATATAAAGACAAGCGCGCAACAATGGGTTGACACCATAACAGGCATGCAGTCTAAAACGAACGAGGTTGTGCAAGGCATGAACGATAGCCTTTCGTCATTGCAAAAGCAGGTAGATGAGTTCGGAAAGGCGGCAAGTGGTATGTCGTTGTCTGAAATTGGTGACAAGCTGAATGGAGCAAAGGCACAATTTGTTGAGCTTGGTCAGACAATAGAGCAGCAAAAGGTAGTCATTGCAGATATAAAGTCAGCAGTTGAAGATTATGCAAGAGCGTATGCGGAAGCAAAAGAGAATGGTGGCAAACAGCAGATTGAAGATGCAAAGAATGCTTTGCTTGAAGCAAAAGATGCGCTAGCTCTTGCTAAAAATGAGCAACAGGGCTTCACCGAAGAACAAAAGAAAGCAAAGGCTCAAATTACAGAATTAACACAAGCGTACAAGGAGGCACAATCTTCGCAACCTACATTTGAGAATATTGTAAATGGTGCTGGAACAGCAGCTGAAAGAGTGCAAGCATTGCGTGACTCTTTTGCGAATTTTCAAACATCGTTGCAGAGCAGCCAAGACGCTGTTACAGGGCTGTCACAAGAGAGTGCAAAATCTACCGCAGCTGGTGATAGCGGCATGGCCGACATTAGCAAGACTATAAGCACACGATACATTGTTGAAGGTGCAGATGAGGTGCAGCAGAAAAGTCAAGATGTAGCGAACGGATTAAAGAATGTCGAAGCCTCGTATGCTTCTGCCGCAGCAACCGCGACAACCGCGTACAGCGAGCAAAAAAATATAATATCTGCTCTTGAAGGGCAGATACAGAACTTGCAGAATATAATGCAAGGTGCGGTAAAGGCAGGGGATATGTCATCAGCCTCTGAAGCAGCTACGCAGATACAAACGCTGCAAGTACAACTTACACAAGCGAAAGAGAATTTAGGGCAGTTACAACAGCAAGCTCAGGGCGCACAAGATACGCTTAATAACTTTGGTGCAGTTAGTGCTGGCGTTTCGCAAAAAGTAGAAGAACAAAGTACAACTTGGGGCAGATTGAAGGGTAAATACTCATCTGTTGGGCAAGGTCTTTCTAATTTCGCATCAAAACAGGTTGAAGGAGCTAAAGGAGCATTATCATCACTGACTAATACGGTAGACGGAATGGGCATTCCTCTATCAAAGACAATTAAGAACTTTGGTAAAATGACAAAAGCTGCAATGGCATTCGTTGCAACGCCTCTTGGCATGATACTCGGTGCGATTGCTCTTGCTCTTAAGGCTGTGCATACGTGGCTTAACAAATCTGCCGAGGGACAGAAAGTTATGGCGCAGGTGTCTGCGTTCTTCGGAAGCATAATGGGTTCTGTGACGGATATTGTCATTGCTTTCGGTAAATATCTGTTCAAGACATTTACGGGCGGAAATAAGGCTGTCAGTGAGTTTATCTCAACGTTTGTAACCTCATTCAAGACTGGATTTAGCGCAGTAAAAAACCTAGTTGTTGGCTTCGGCACTATCTTTAAGGGCGTTTGGCAAATCATAACGGGTGAAATATCCGAGGGCTGGACAACACTTAAGGAGGGCGTATCGCAAATGGGGACAGGTCTTTTAGACGCTGGAAAAAATGTTATTAACCAGATTAAAACAGCAGTTGCAGGTATCAAGGCAACAGTCTCTGTCGTGTCTGGTATGTTTACTGATAATGAACTCGGGAATGCTCTTACAAAGTCTTTGACTGGCATGATACCGAAAGCAAGAGAAGCATCAAAAATAGCTTTGCAAAACTTAGACCTCTCAAAGAAGGAAGGTGAAGCAAAGGAGCGCGCACTAAAACTTGATACAGAAATTGCAGCACTACGAGAAAAGGCGTATACATTAACTGGCAAGGAGAAAGATGCAGCACTAAAAAAAACGAAACAGCTAACTAAAGAGAAATTCTACGGAAAGGATATTGTTGACCAAAAGACTGGACAGAAAAAACATGAAGATGGTATTCTTGATGTGCAGAAGAAGCAATACGACAACCTTGTTAAACAGAACAGGTTACACACTCAAACATTGCAGACTATCAAAGCAGAACGCCAAGCGAGAATTGGCTTAATGCAGTCAGAAGCCACCGCGGCAGCATCAACACGTATGCTCACGCGCATGGAACAAGCTAACCTCCGTTCAATGGCATCTAAGGCCCAATCTGCCGCAAAGAGAGGGCTTAACCAATCTAATGCAGTTACCTCGGCGAATAGCAAAGTTATAGATGTCTATGACAAAAACAACAAAGCACGCGAGCAAGAAGTCGCGAAGGTAGAGAGTGCAATCGCAGATGCTCGCATTGCAGCCATGAAAGATGGCTACGCTCGAACGCGAGAAGAACGCGAGAAACAAAATAAAGACGAACTTGATAAGATTAAGCAGCAAGGCGATGCAGCAGTAGAAGCCGAAATAAAGCGACAGAAAGCAGAATATGAAGCGGAGCAAGCTGTAATTAAGGCGAGAGGCGGAAAGATAACTGCATGGAATGATAACATGGTCGACAAAAATGCGGTTAACAAGATTAAAGACCAATACAAATTGTTATATGATTTCACGGAGAAGAAGCAGCAAAGAAAGACAGTTGACAGCCTCGCTCAGGCATACGACAAGCAAGAACAAGAACGGCAAGACAAGATTAACTCTCTACGCAACGACATAGCAGAACTTGAAGAACAGTTGTCTAAGGCGACATCACAAGCAGAGAAAGATGAACTTGAAAAGTTGCACCGCAACGCCCAAGCCCAACTTGACTGGGTGTCTAAATCCAAGGACGCATGGAATGACTATTACGAGAAGTACGGGACATTCTTGGAGAAACGCAAGGCGTTGGGCGAGAAGTTTATGTATGAGACAACTGGCCTTGACCAAGACTCAGCGCAATACAAATTAAAAGTTGAGGAATTTAAGGCTGCGAATAAAGCCCTTGAATTTGAAGAAGTCAAGAAGCAGCTGAATTGGGAGGACGTCTTTGGTGACCTTAGCAGCCTGAGCAAATCTGCCTTGGCAGAGCTACAAAGCCAGCTTGAAACACTAATCAAGAACGATAGGAATCTCTCAATAGAAAGCATTAAGGCTATCAACGAAGCAATAAATAAAGTCCGCGCTGAACAGACAAAGAAAGGCTCACTTATAGGCGGATTATTTACTTCGGTACGCAATCTAAAAGAGAAATCACAAGCGGCAAAGACTGCACAGGCACAAGTCCAACGTGTTGGCGGTGGAAGCTTTTGGAAGAGATACCAAAATGCTTCATCAGCAGAAGAAAAGGCAGAAATACGCGCTGAAAAGGTATATGACCCTGTATCTGGCGAGCTGAAAACATTTGGCGATATGCTTGACAAAGCTGCAAAATCAACGAAAGACTTATCAGAAGCGCAAAAGACAGCTCAATCGTCTATAAAGTCAGTCGCAAGCGGCTTTACGACAATGTCGAATTTGGGCAAGGACGTTTCTAATATGCTCGGCAAATTCGGTGTTACGATGCCTGAAGGATTTGAAACTATGTTTGATGGATTTGGCGAGATAGGCTCTGCGCTTGATAGTTTTGACTTGACGAAACCAGGGTCTTTCCTTGATATTGGAAATTACGTAAGGGCAATAACTGGCGTGGTCAGTGGTGTTGCAGACGTGTTTTCTGGTATGTTTAAGATGATATTCGGTAAAAGCGACTCACTTAAAGCCTATGAGAATGAAAGGAAACATTACGAAAAACTGTCGGGTATATGGAGTGACCTTATAGAAAAAAAGAAACAATACGTTGAAATGAGTTTCGGAGATGGTGCAAAGGAAGCTATCAAAGAAGTGGAAGCATTATACAAGGCCGAAGAAAAGTCGCTTCAAACACTTGCGACAAAGTATCTGCAAGTACGTAATACAGGTGCTCACAGCTACGGTTATCGCATAGACCGCGACCTTGGAACAAAGGGCTTGCAAGCAATGAGCCAAGCGGCAGGCGTGCAGATTAACAGCGTGTCTGACCTAACGAACCTCAGCTACGACCAACTTGTAGCAGTCAAAGGCGCAGACAATGGCGAATACTGGGCGAAGCTCCCCGTGGAAATGCAAGACTACTTGGACAAGCTGATTGAATGCAAGAAGGCTACGCAAGACTTCCAAGAGGACATGAAGGAGAAGATGACAGGTATCAAGTTCGATGATATGTACTCAAACTTTATGTCAGTTCTCGAAGATATGAACAGCGGTGCAGACGATTTCGCTAATTCGGTGAAAGACAAGATGCGCAAAGCCCTCATAGACAACACTATGGGTAAAGCAGTCGAAGCGTGGACAAAGGATTATACAGAACGCTATCAGAAGCAAGTAGAGGCCGATGGAGGAACGCTGACCGAAGAGCATGCACGCCAGCTTAAGCAAGAGTTGGAAGAGGCTGCAAACAACTTTACAAATCAGCGAAACGACACGCTGAACAATGTCGGGCTTGGTGGTGAAGCGAGTGACGGGTCACAGACAAAAGGCTTTGCTGCCGCGTCAGAGAGCAGCATTGAGGAACTTAGCGGCCGCGCATTGGCACAGACAGAAGCATTGTATCAGATACGTGATAATCAACTCATTGACACGCTGAAATACGACAAGATAAATGACAGCCTCTGTCAGATGATAAATATCGAAAGAGGCAGAAATGAGTATTACGACACCTCAATAGAGATACAACGTACTTCTGTAAGTCATCTCGCTGCAATAGAAAAGAACACAAATGAGCTATACAGCATGAATGAGCGACTTGCGAAAATAGAAAAGAACACGCGTAACATATAAGAATATGACTGGACAAATTATAATCAACGGAAAGGATATCTGGCTAAACTATAAGGCCCAACCACTGAAAGGTACTTACAACACACTGCAAGGAAGTTGGGAAACGAAAGAAGTTGTTAGCAACGAGAGTCGCCTCGAAAATGGAGTAAGGCTCGTGATAAACTCGGATAGTATAAAGGCACAGAAACGCGAGTTTTCACTCACATTCTTACTTGAAGGCAGCACGTACAGCGAGATACAAGCTAATACAGACCTTATGCTTGGCGTATTGCGCAGCGGTATGATTAACTTTGAGGCAAGACGAATCGGGCAGACATTCAAGCTACTTTTTCGTAAGGTTGAAGAAATCACGGATTACAGACGAGATAAGTTCAGAACAATCAAAATCAAGTTCCTTGAACCGAACCCGACAGACCGATAAAACTGCACTCTGAATGACATTACCAATATACAGCCCAAAGGGCAATTTGTTGTACGAAATGCCCAACATTTTCGTTGGGTGTATCGAACGCAAAGAGCTGATGAAGGAAGATTACGTGGAACTGCACTTCAACCTCGCAGAACCCGTATTCTTTCCCATTGGCTCGTATTGCGCGTGGCATGACAAGGTGTATCAAGTCACAGAGATACAATCACCGACATATGACAGCAACACGGGCGGTTATCAGTATGAGCTGAAACTCGAAGCATACTACTTCGCGTGGAAGAACCGAATGTACAAATACAAATCGAAATACAACAACACGTTGGAGGCATCATTCAACCTCACGGCCGACCTCGAACAACAAGTTATAACCCTTGTGCGCTGCCTTAACGATGTGGAGGGCATGAGCTATAATGGTACGGAGAAATACACGTATAAAGTGCATAAGGTTGATGGCGATGATTTGGAAAAGGTCAAAACGCAATCTTACTCGTCAGTCAACTACATTGATGCGCTTGCACAGATAGCAGAGGCTTGGGACACTGAATGGTGGGTAATAGGAAACGTGATACACTTCGGCAAATGTCAGGACGCAGAGGGAACGAACGTGGACTTTATCCTTGGCAAGAATGTCGAAAGCATGGACGGGTCTAAGAGCGAAACAGACTATGCAACGCGTGTGTATGCCTTTGGCTCTTCAAACAATCTGCCTGCAAACTGGGATAAAGGCGATGTAGAGCTTACCGTCACGGGGCTGAAAGAAACAACAGACAGTTGGTATTTCAGCTCCGAATATCCTTTCTACTCCGAGTATTTTGACAAAGTAACGGAGGTAAAGGTAGATAATAACTCATTTAAGAATTTTGGAAAGGCTGCGATAGACAGAACAACATTCAATAATGATAACTTCACGAACAGACCTGCAGTATTCTACTTCGAGGTAAAACTTGCAAACAGCGTAAAACTGATACAAGGCGAGTATAAGGAGCAGCTCCTCTACAAAAAGTCTGACACATTAAGTATGTTGCCACTAAATTTGAAATGGACAGCAGGCAGCATAAAAAAAGATAAAGAATACTTAAGAGCAGGAGGCATCTACGCAGTAGTCACAGATGCAGCAAAGGCTAAAGGGAGCAATCTCACAATAGGCACAAAAACAATTCAGAACGTACTTGCATCATACAAGTATGCACTGAATTTGGACGGAATGGGTACTGGAGCGAACAAGGTTCAAGCAATACACCATTTCAATTTTCCAAAGCTGAAATTAGAAGCAGATACAGAAGTCTGCGTGCAATATGTGCTTGAGATAGCTACGGGATATGGCCGAATATCGGGCGAGTTATCAATAGGAGATTCTAACGCGGAAATAGGATTCACGGACAACCGAGCGCACACCTACACTCAGGCGGAATGCAAAATAACATTCATTAAAACGAAAAAGGAAGCAAAGGCTATATGGTATAACACCACACAATACATCGAACCAACGCTTGATGTACATACGAGTATGTTCAAGATTGCAAAGAGCGCAATCACGCTTAAAGGTGGTGAAAAATTCACGCTTAACAACCTTGTAGAAGCGAAGCTTCCGACACACTTCTTCCCAGCAAACAAGCAAGACGCAGAGGTAATCAAGGCTCTCGCTGAAACGCGATTAACGCTGCCATCGCCTGGATATATAGACACGCAAGAGGCCAAAGACGGAGAGATTGTTGAAAAAGTGCTTGTATTCGATGATATCTATCCTCGCACAAAATCAGAAATAACAGAGGTGCGCGACAAACTGCAAAATGTAGTGGACGAGAACAAGCAGCCAACAGGCGAGAAATACACCGAATATTACATCAAGACGAACTCGTTTGTCTTTGATATTAAATGGCAGCTCCCAACAGGCAACAATATGCAAGTCATCTTCCAGTCTGGCCCACTCGCAGGACTGACCTTTGATGTGCAGTTCAACAGCTCCGAAACGCCCACAACGCCAACCATTGACCATCAGTTTTTCCGCATTCTAAGAAAGCAGTTCGATGGCGGTCTTTATCTCCCTAACAAGTCAATGCACCCCGAAAAAGGCAACGAATTTATCCTAACTGGCTGGGACAGCTCGCGAATTGAAAACCTTGGACTTATAGGCAAAGCTCAAGAAGAACTTGCAACGGAAACGCAGAAGCAAATCAAGAAAATGATGATTGACCCGAATACCTACGAATGTACCTTGTTTTCGGATATAGCGTATGGTGTGAGGGAAAAAACAAACATTACCGATGACAGCGGCAACACACTCGTTGACGATTATGGCAATGAGATAGTGCAAGATTACAGCGGCAGCGACCTTGACGCGAAAAACGCATGGGACTTTGACCTCGGCAGACGAGTGACAATGTATAACGCTGCACTATTCCGCAGCGGAAAGCGTGAAAGCCGCGTTATGGGCTATGAAAAGAAGATGGACATACCTTATGATAGCCCTACGTACATCATCGGAGAAAAGGCCACCTATTCCAAGTTCAAGGACTTGGAGAAGCAGATAAATAACGAAGTAAGCCTTAATGTTGGCGGCAGCACACTCGTAAGCGAAGGCACATCGGGCGGAGCATCAGTCTATATCATCAAGACAAACGACACAACGAAAGAAACAGATGATAACGTGTATTCTGCTCTCCGTATGAAGAACACCTTTCTGCACAGCCGCGATGATGACAACGCACAAGGGCTTATAACGTTTGAAGCTGGAGCAATGTTCGCAAGCGGTTACAGCGGAAATGACACTGCCGCAGATGGTATAATAGAATATTTTGAATAAGAGATATGGCGAGATTACTTAGCACATGGTTCAACGGTTTTGTGGGGAGCGCAAGAAGCACTGGAAACAAGGTGCTTAACGCTTTCGGCAAGGTGGTGTGCGAGATGCAAGAATACTTTGCTTCGGACTTCATGGGCCATGGGTGGAAGATATTCAACAGCGGTTCGGAAGAAAGCCCAGAATATACGCTTGAAATAGACAATGTAAAGGTGCGTAAAGCCTTTATTGCGCATGAACTGATAATAGACCAAGTGCGTGCGATATGCGGCTCACTCGGCATCAGCCAGGCGTGCGGCAAAGTGAAGGAAGTAAGTCTGCGCACCGATGAACACGGAAACCAATACTACCTTATTAAACTCGAGGGCGAAGCAACTCACGGATATGGCGGCTTTGCGAAGAATGACCTTATACGCTGCCAGCGTGTGGAGGTAGGTTCTGATGGCGTGACCAAAGGCATAAAGGGCTACTGGGTGAAGATTGAGAGCGCAAACATGAAGGAGGGTTGGTTTACCGTCATGGCAAGCGAGTTTGTGGGTGAAATCAAGCAGGACAAAGAAACGGAATGGGTGGAGAGAAACGATGTGCCGATGAACTTGCCTGCGGCTGGTGACGAGATTGTGCAGTATGGCAACACAACCGAAACGAACCGACAGAATGCGATATACCTCCATGCAACCGAAAACGGTGTGCCGACCATTGACTTGCTTAATGGCGTAGGCTCCAAGTCATTTTCGGGCAAGATAGTTGCAAGCTTAGGCCGTATACCTAATGGTGGTGGATTTGGTTTGTATTTGCAAAATGGTACAATAATATCACTTAATAGCAAGAGTAAAAAATTTAATTACTATTTTGACGAGGACGGCAGCTTTATCCTTGGGCAAGGTGCGATAGATTACGACCCTGCGACTGGTGTTGTGACGATTGGCAGTGATGTGGTGATTAAGTGGGGTGCTAACAGTAAGAGCAATGTGACCTATCAGATAGGCAGCAGCGGAGTTAATGCGCCAACGGGGACATGGTTAAACAGTGTGCCGCCATCGGAAGTTGGCAAATACCTGTGGACGCGCACGAAATGGCCGGATGGTACGTACTCTTACAGCGTGAGCTATATGGCCAGGGACGGCGCGCCTGGGAAAGATGGCACGGACGGAGAGAATATGCGTCCCAATCTGCTTGACTATACCGAGTTCAAGCAAGAAACGTTTGACAATGTGCCAAATCCCGACAAGACCTTTGCTTTGGAAGGCACAAGGGCCGAGGGCTTGAACGGACATGGGGCGATAAAGGTAGAAAGTGAGCAAACAGTGAATGTAGAATCACCAATTAAAGAAATTAATGTTGACTTTTTCCAGCAGAATGTCAAGAATCAAATAGCACCATCTACGTGGTACACGCTATCTTTTTATTTACTTGGTACAATCGTGGAGCGACCTGTCTATACCTATCTGTGGACATGGGACAAAAATGGCCTTACAATGGTTGATACCACAGAAAAAATGATTGTGGACGGAAAGGAACAAGACACACCAAAAGATGGTGGTGTTAAATTCCAGCCAACATATTCGTGGACTCGTCACACAGTGACGTTCAAGACTTCTGACAATTTGCCTGAAACTTGCCTTTGTCTGTTCAGAGTTGTGAAGAAGTTTACTCAGCAAATCCATCCGATTGTTCCGTGTGTTTACGTTACAGAGCCGAAATTTGAAGTTGGCAAGGCTGCAAGCGCATGGACGAGGAGCGACAACGATATTGTTGGTATTGCGGTAGACAAGATAAATATGCCATCATGGGTGCGTCAGTGGGACGGACAGACCACCGAACTTGGTGCGGATTATGTGGCCGCGAAGAATGCCGCATTTGGTACAAAGGACGCAGACGGAAAGTTTACAGGTATCGCTATGAGCGGTGAGGGCTTCGACCTTGGCGGCAAGGACACGAATGTGGTTGGGCTGTATGGCATCTCTAAGAACATCTGCCGTGTGATAATTGACCCGAAGAACGAGAAGTATGCGTTTCATGGGAATATCTTCTGCGAGAGCGGACAAGTAAACGGATTGCTTGTAGGGTCATATCTAAAGGGGCTAACACAAGTTACGAATGAAAATGAATGGAATAAAGCATTTGAACTAAAAGGCAGCTATTACAGACCGAACTTTTTTGTAATTAACCCAATAGTCGTATTGTCATACGAAATAGGCGGCACAAGGAAAATCTCTCTCCCTCCTTATGGTAATAAACCTGATGATTATGCTGAAAGTATAGCGTTTCTTGATTATAAGTTCTATATTATAAACAAGATGCCGCAAGTTCTTTCACAGAATATAATAGACATAAAAACTGGCATACCAGGCGCACTATACAAAAAGGATTCGACTATGTCATCAGGCAAGAGTTCAATATCCAATTACAGACTCATGACTGGTAAGGCTGTCATATTAATTGGCTGTATTGAAGGAAACGGGAGTTTCTATTGGCTCGTAGAAGAAGGCAGTACGAGCAGCGACCTTGGCAGCGGCAGTATAGAGAAGCCTTCATTTACCATTAAGGACAACACGAATATATGGCAAATGACATGGAATAAAGTGCCACTGGCACCTGGCCCTTCTGATAATGGAACAATAAAACCTTAACAATATGGCAACAGTAAAACTAAAAGACGTATTGAAATCGCTACCGCAGGACACGAGTCTGACGGGCAGCGAGATGGTCGTGATAAACGATAACGGGGAGAATAAATACATACCCTATTCAACAATAAGGAACGGACTTGTCAATGCCTCAGAGCGCAAAACATTGGCCAATACCGCAGAATGGCTTATTGCGCATGATAATGTGACTACCATTGATGCGCTGAACCAAGAGCTTGACGCATTTGGTGCGGAAACTGCACAAGGTTTGCACCGAATGAAGTGTTTTGGCATTCCATTATTTGTGACATTCGCGAATCTGAATGTGGATAGCAGCGTGTTAATGCAGACGATACAAGGCAGCATTACGTTTAACTCGGCAAAGACGAGCATTGCGTCAATCAACACCACGGGCAACTTGACCATTGCAGTCCGTTACTATCAAGGCGGCAGGTGGGGCAGCTGGAATACACCGATGACACCTATCAAGCCCCCGACAGTGCAGAGTGGCGCAAAAGGCACTTCGGCAAATTACGTGTATTCGCAAGGTGATTCCGATAATCCTCGCACAATATTGAGCAGCAAGATGTGGATATACCAGAATGGAGGCAGAGAAAAATTTCTTAGATTTAAGCACTGGGGCGGAGCTAATGACGAGGCCGAGACAAGTTACAGCCAGGTGTATCTGCCCAACGTATGGATTGGTGGCAACGGGCTGATGAGGTGGGACGTGTACAAAAGGCTTGACTCATTTGAACTTCGCGAGCAGAACTCCACCGCCACAGAGGTAAAGGTTGTTACACCCATCTTTACCACTGGCGGCACGAGAGAATTAAGCATTTCGGCTGCGACAACCGCAAAGGCTGGTGTAATGACGGCAGCGGACAGAGAACTATTGAATAAAATTAAAGCAAAACTCGGATTATAATGAACAGACTACAAGAAATTAGGATTGAGTGCGTAAAGATAGCGGCTTCGCGCAACGACATAAAGCCAGATGAGATAGTTGAAGTGGCGAGAGAGATAGAAGCCTATGTAAGGAGAAAGGAGGGCGAATTTTGACTGATATAATACAAACTATCAGTTCTATCGTGACAGGCGTAGCTATACCTGTGCTTGGCGTATTCCTTTTTTATGATGCAAAGAAACGAGAAGCATCAGCAAAAGCAGGTAAGGCCGAGGCAGACAACATCACACAATATGCCGCACAATGGCAGAAGCTGTATGATGAGAAAGTGAAGCACGAAGAGGAACTGAATGAGAAGATTGATGCGCTATATGTGCAGTTGAATGAGCAACGCGATGAACTTACACGACTGAAAAAAGAAATGGCAGAATTGATGGTTAAGCAACAATATGCGGAGAGTCAGAAGTGTACGGTGTTTGGCTGTCCCAACCGCCAGCCGCCTCAACTTGTGTGTGCAAGCAGCAATCACCCAGAACAATAGGACTATGAGATTAACGAGATATATCACGGAACTGATACGTGTGAATAGTGGTCACAGCAGCAAGGCATTCTTCCTTGTGGCTGTTACCATGATAGGGTGTGTATTGTTGCTTTGTGTGGCATTTGTGCTGATATGGGAAGTCATGAACAGTAACACAATACACACCGACCTTATGGGGCTTAGTGCTTTCGTAGGCAGCGTGGCAAGTTTGTTTGTTACAGCTGGTATTACTAAGGTATATGGCGAAAAACGAGAGAATAAAACGGAATAAAAAAGGTGCATTTCGCAACGCACTATTACAGAAAGGAGTTTAATATGACGGAATATCCAGCAAAAGATAAGAATAAAACATTCCAATGTTTAGAAAATTGGAAAGAATTGGCTGCATTCGTGCTGGAGCGCGAGGGCGGCTACTGCAACAGAAAGGCCGACAAGGGAGGGCCTACTAATAAAGGTGTGACATTAGCCACCTACCGCAGTGTGTATGGGCAGAACAAGACGATAGAGGACTTGAAGCGCATTACTGATGCGGAGTGGGAGTACATTTTTAAGAAATTCTACTGGGACAAGTGCAAGGCGGACTACATACAGGACAAGAGTGTGGCCTTTATTCTTGTGGACTGGGCCTATAACAGCGGAGTCAAGACGGCCGTAACACACTTGCAGCGGATAGTTGGCACAACTGTTGACGGGATTATGGGAAATAAGACCTTGCAGGCGGTAAATACGCGTAGTCCGCTGCCGTTATTTGGCGCGCTGAAGCAGGACAGAATAGCTTTTTACAAGGCTATTGTTGCCAAGAATCCGAGTCAAAAGGTGTTTTTGAATGGCTGGCTAAATCGGGTGAGCCACTTTGCGTATGGAAAGTTCGTATAAAAAAACTGCCACACGAAAAAACTCGTGCGGCAGTTAAGAGCTTCTTTTAGGATGTGCCCTTTTTATATGGGAATTAAACACTGCAAAGATAACAAATATAATCAAGAATATGCGTAGAGTTGGTGGTTTTTTAATCGTAATTTTCTGTGCAGTTGTCTTGCACAGCAGTTGCGCGCGCAAGGTGGTGCAGAGCATGGAGCGCACGCACGACACGCTGATAGTGTATAAGACCGACAGCGTGATGGTGCGCGATACGGTTGTGACTGTTTCCAAACTGGAAACAGTGGACAGCGTGGCCGACCGCATGACTACCTATGTAGTTGTTGACACGGCAGGCAAGGTGCTGACGAAGTATGTGTATCGCGACCGCAGCGTGTATCACAACAGGGACGCTCTTAGTTCGAGCAGTCATGTATCATGCCGCGCACACCGCACAAACAGCACAAGCCACAAGGCTACGGTGCGTGATGCGGTGACAAAGGTGGAGAAGCCTCCTGCAAGGTGGAAGCTTCGGGCCGTTGGCGGTTTGTTTATCATGGTAATAGGCGTGTTGCTCTATTACAACATATATAGTAAGTATAAGTGATTTTGTTTGGTTGTTGTGGCAAGCATGGGCGCATGGTGATGTGTCCCGTGCTTGCCTTTGTGCTTAATTATTTACGACGAAATTACTTATGAACAATGGAACAATTACAACAGATTTTTGACAGTGCAGTTGAAGCCGTGATGCAAGCCAGCGGCCTTGACTTTGATGCGCTTGCTAATTGTCGCTCGGAGCGGTGTGTGGTTGCGCGCGTGGTGCTTGTGGACGTGCTGATGGAACTTGGTATGAGCGAGGGTGATATTGCATTCCTTAGCGGCATGAGTCAGCAGAGGGTTAATTCGCTTAAGAATAGTGCGAGGTACAGGCTAAAGGGGCTGGCTGCACGGGTGATGAGGGAGGAGGTGAGGAAATCCGTTTCCTTGCCAATATGAGTAAAGGCCACCTGGATTTGGTGGCCTTTGGCTTATGATTGGTTGTATGTAGTCCTTAAGCCTGTCAATGAAGATTTAATACATTGTGCAGGCTTGTTTCAACTGTTATTGCAGACCGTTCTTCTTCTCTCTTTGTGCTATTGCAGCGCAATCTCTGTCATATTGCAGTTGCAGGCTTCTCCAATAGTCAGCAGGAATATCAAGAGCTTGTTCAAGTTTTCTTGCTATATCCACAGATATAGATGTGCCACCTCTGAGCAATCTGCTAAGATTTGCTTGCTGAATGTTCATGCGCGTGGCGAGTTCCTTTTTGCTCATTCCACGAGCTTTCAACTCATCCTTAATCAATTCAACTGGGTGTGTTGCCTCAAACGGAGTGATGTTATTTATTATCGCCATAATGTTCGCTTATTTTATTCTAATCCGAAATTTCTGTTTAGAGCGTGGTTCGTTGTTGGGCTATTAAGAAGTGTTGCTTTAATTGTGCTAACAAGTTCTTCTTCCAGGGAACATTGATACGTGTGTTCGTTCAGTGCATCAATTCTGACGGTCTTTAATTTCGTGCAATTTACAAATGAATTATGCCTTAGGCATGAGCATTGTGATACAGATATAGGCATTAGGTAGTCCGTAAACAAATATCCCATGCGAGTATTTATCTTTGAATTGATGACAACACCTCCGATGGCGTTACCTCTGTTATCGAACCCAAGAATTATGAAGTACTTTCTTCGTGTGTTATATCCGTCTCTTGGTGTTATACCATTGCTCTCGTCCATTTCCACGTAATGAACATCGCCTATATTAAGTTGGTTATTCATTATGCGAGGATTTTGTCAAATTCGAGGTTTTCTTCTATGTAGGATAATAGTTCTTTATCGTCGTTTACGTCTTTCACCATGCCTAAGACGTTCATCTCCTTACGGCCGCTGCTGTTATACGCTCTTTGCCATTCTACTCCATGTGATTTTTCGCGCAATTTGCCATACGGCATATAGGCATTTTCGCGGATAGACTTGTCAAGTTCTTCCATTTCAGCTTCTGACAAATATTCAGTGTCTGCCTCTCTCTTGGCGGTAAGAAAATAATAAGAGTCGTCTGTTCCGTACGTTATGCTTGCGTCAAGCATATCTGACAATTCCTTGTCGCGTCTATAATCTTTTTTGATGCAATCGTAGAGTGATGATGGTACTGGCCCGTCTGGAAGCGCACAGAATGTGTCTTCAACCATTTTCATGCCCCACTTAGTGAGCATGGATAAATTAGCGAAGTAGATAACCTTGAAGACGTGGTAGTAATCTAACCCGTGTGTCTTGTTAAGAATATAAAGCACGATTTCGGTGAGGTGCTTCTTTTCGAATGTATTCATAACGAGTGATTTTAGTGTGCTGCAAAGTTACGACTGCATGCTGACATTTGCAAGAATTTAATGATTATTAGTAAAGAGTTGACAGACTGATTTTAACAAACAACTCACAAACAACAAACAAAACTCACAAGCAACTCACAAGCAACTTGTCACCACCTTTGCGCTATCGGGGGATATTCCCCGACCGACTTAATACATTCATAATTATGGACAATGTAGAGAAAGTAATCTGTTGCGACAGAGGTAATGATGCGCTTGCTTATGCGGCAATGGCTAACAACAAGGGCAATGACCCCATGGCCCTGGCAGCTATGATGAATGGTGGCCTTGGAGGTGCAAACCAGTGGCTTAACAATCCGTTTTTGTACCTTATTTTCCTCGCCATGTTTGGCGGCAATGGCTTCGGGTTCGGCAACCGCAATGGTCTGCAAGATGCCGAGATACAGGGTCAAATCCAATCTTTGCGCTCGCAGATGGCCGACAACCACAACTCCGACTTGCTGATGCAAGCAATCAAGGGCAATAACGATGCCTTGACCACACTGGGTGCAAACCTTAATTGCGACTTCAACCAGTTGCAGCAGGGAGTGTGTGCAGTTCGTTCCGCTATTGACAACGTTAGCGGCAAGGTAGGCTTCTCTGCCGAGCGCGTAATCAACGCAGCGGAGAGAGGTGATGCGGCAGTTATCCAGGCAATTCAGAATTGTTGCTGCAACACGCAGAATAGTATCACCAAGATGGGCTACGAGAACCAGCTCGCAATACAAGGACAGACCAACTCCTTGCAGCAGAGCCTCAACTTCGTCAACTCATCGGTGGAGCGCGGATTCAGCTCTGTTGGCTATCAGATGTCGCAAGACAAGTGCGATGTAATCCGTGCAGGACAGGACAACACGCAGCGTATAATTGATGCATTGAACAATCATTGGTATGCTGACATTGACCGCAAGTATCAAGACGCGAGATTGGAGTTGTCGCAGCAGAGCCAGACTGCCGCACTGATTGCAGCCCTTGGCAAGACTACAACTGCAACGACATGAGGAGGGGCTGTTTCCAAAATGGAAATAACCACTGACGACCATTCTATTGACGCCAACGAAAAGGTTGACAACAATAGCTTTTTCGCGAGGTCGCGGAAAAGGTCGAAAGAGAAGTAATAACAAGCACGTGGGGAGGTGATTGCCCCACGTGCTACTAACACGTTATAATCATGCTATTCAAAGACATCAAAATCGGTTATCCGATATATTTCCTTGACAAGGAGGGGGCAAGGTATTACCAAGGCAAGGCCGTGAGTGTTGCAGTTCCGCGCTACGACAATAACCAAGCCAAGGCTTTTGGTGCGCAGCCTACTGGCCTTGTGGTAGACATAACCATAGAGGCAGATGGTGCGACCAAGACATACACAATCCCCGAAACAGCAACAATAACGTACGCAGGGCATCTTGTATTGTCAACAGATAAGGACGGTATACTAAGAGAGGTGGAGGCACTAAAGGCTGCAAGTGAGGAGGCGTTGTCACAGGTTGAGCGACACAAGCAGATGGTTACAAATTGTAGTCAACTGATGGAGGAGCTTAATCCTGCTTTTGCGGAGAAGCGCGCGCAAGACAAGCGGATTGAGGGGATAGAAAACGAGGTGAAGAGTCTTGGTGCTGTCCTTCGTGATTTTATAAACGAGTTCAAAAAATGATGATTATGGGAAGATTATATATGGTATTTTGCAAGGGTGGTGGCAAGTGCAAGCACTTCGATAAGGAGAGTGCAGAGAAGGCGGTAAGTCGCATATACTACACGACTAAGGACGGCACAGAGCATCACGGGCCGCACTGGAGCATGGAGCAGGTTCTTGAAGCAACTAAGGGGTTGCAGTTCAAGCCTTGTGTGACGGATTACGACAAGTATGTAGCGTTTAACGCTGCTTATGCCGACTTGTGCAAAACGTTGACGCCAGACTTGATTATAGAGACAGGTCATGCGTTTTTCTTCGAGGACGAAGATGCGCCATGCAACAAGATATGGCGGTACATGCAGAGTTTTGAGTGAATAAAAGCGTGACGTTCTGTCACGCTTTTATCGTTAGAGTCCGAGTTGCTTGATTAGGTAGTCACCTACCGCTAAGTTTTCTTTCTGAGCAGAGGTCTTGATTTCGTCTACTGCCTCTTGTGGCATTCGGCAGTATAATACTGCATTACCTACTTTTTTGCGGCCCGCGTTTGGGCGTTTTCCACCCCATGTTTTTTTGTTGTCCATATATTTTACTACTTTATCTTCATCGGGCAGTTGTACAGCTAGCCCCAAACCTTGTTCACCACCCTAAATCTATTTGGTTCACTATTTGGTTCAATAGGCTTACTAAACTGACGCTGCAAAAATGGAGTTTTTTTTATAAACGACTTCATTTCTTCAATGGTGTGCGTCCCATCACATAACAGGGATGTAAAACAGCCACATCTGTAATCATCTACCGACCATGGTATAAGATATACTGTCCACATTCTTCCAAGGAAATAGCCTCTTCCAAAAGTAACATTCTCCAAGGACATATAGGACAAGGTGCGTTCTAATTTTTCAAATACTTCGTGTTCAAGGTAGAGTGGCGATACGTCCCCATCATGATAAACAATAAGGGGGACACATTCACGACTCCCGTTTGTGCCGAAATAGAACATTTGGTGGTTATCCATATTACATTATTCTTAATTGTCCAGTAGGGCGCCAGTGTGTTCCGTACTGGTTGTCTATGTTAGCTAAGTATTTTTCGATGCTTTTATTCACTTCTTCAAGCTCGCTGGAAATGCGAGCATAATTAACATCATACCAATCTTGAAATTCTTGGCTATCATGGTCTTCGGGTACGTCATCGCCATAATCGTAGATAAGTCCATTCATATCGTCAAGATCCAATAGCAGGCTGGAAACATTCAGTTGTGGAAGTCCGCTTTTGTTGATGTCATCTTCGATTTGCTCTATTGCATCGATGATAGAATGATCTTCATTGCTTTTCGCCATGCTACCCATATTACAGTGAAAATCGTGGCGGATAGTACATAGCTTAGAGATAAGCTCTGCTTGCTCTTCGCTCATACCATTCTGCACTGCAATTTCTTCGTTACTGATATTGCGTGCTGCTGCCGACTCTCTCCTGTAATCGTACTGTGCCTTATTTAAGTATGCCATAATAGTTGCCCGTCATGCCGATAGCGCAGCGTTTAATTCATTACTAACAGAAGGTTTCAAATTCCTGTTTAGTTATTTCTTCAAAAATGTCGCGACTGTCATCATCGAAGAAGGGTGAAGTACGATTGATGTAGATTTCTTCTCCGTCCTCACCTACGAAAAGGAAGGCATCTTCGTAGGGACGATTTGGGTATGACTGTTGTATGCAGCATGGTGCTTGGTATACTTTGCCCTGCAAAACCTCATCGTCTGTGATGCAGATTTCATCACGATTGATGCCATGTTCGACATCGACGAATGTCTGCAATATGTCTGACGGGATTTCGTAAAGTTTGCGAACGGGTATTTTATCTTCGCCAAAATCGGTGTTCATATAGAGAGTATCGTCGTCTTCGTCGCCTGGCTCGACTTTCTCGTACATGTCCTCTAACCAGGCTTCAGAATAATTTAATTGTTCGTTGGGGTGACAAAGCTGGCCGTAGTCATCTTTGATATATATGTCCCAATCGCAGAGTTGAGAGCCGAATGCACCACGATAGATTTCGCTGTGCTTGCAAAGCAATATGCCATCTTCGCGTTTTACGAGTGTGTCAAAGACCTTTGATAAAGAAAATTTGGTAGTCATAATTTCTGATTTTTAGTGATAAAATTGATTTGATTGATACAACTTGTAGAATTTATGCTTACCTTTGCGCTGTCAACCCTATCAAGGGTTGTGGATTGAAACGCTCTAATGAGCACAATTTCTACTATTGTAGATAAAGAGTCGAGAGTTAAATCTCGTGGTAAGCCCCACCCCATGACGGTGGGGCTTTTTGTTATTTGACTGGTTCTATTTCGACTGCCCACGCTGGGGTGGTGTAGTCCTCGTTAGCGATGGCGTAGTAAGTATCGCCTACGCGAACGACTTCAAAATAATAATTGTCCTCGTGTTCTTTGAGCCAGTCTATATAGTCCTCTGAGCCGATTTCTTTCAAGAAATCGTAAATTGAACCTTGTTCGTCCTCTGCCGATAGAGACTCGGCATTTTCAAAATATCGTGGCTCTAATACCTCGTAGAGTTCTTCTTTTGCTTTTAGATTCTCTGTAAGCATAATATCTTTTGTTTTTAGTTGTTTGTTACTTTGTTTCTTAATCACGTTGCAAAGATACAGCCTTTATTTGAAAAATGCAAGCAAAAATCAAACTGTTTTTGCAAAACATGCTGCAAAACATATTATTTGTTAGAAAAACGCCAGACAAGAATTATCTTTGCGCCCAGTAGTAATTACGACAGGCGTGGCAGAAATCGCACGCACCTCAAAGAAATGCGTGCGAAATTGCGTGCTATTTGTTGCGATTAGTTGTGATATATTGCGCAATCTAATTTTTAATGTGCTTGATAATCAACAGTCTATTGCGTTATACCTACACAACTAAAAACAATCCGTGAGTCCTAGCTGGTCCACAAAGTATGCTGATTTTCAGCGTTTTACGAAATATGCGTGCTAAAATGCGTGCGAAATAAGCGGTTATGGCTACTTGTTAAACAAGTCCATAGCCGTTTTTTTGGCTTTATCAGCTATATCAATATAAGGCTTCATGCTCTTGTAATCGGAGTGTCCAGTCCACTTCATAACGACATTTGGAGCTATTCCAAGCATCAGCGCATTGCATATAAATGTACGCCTACCGCTGTGCGTTCCGACCATCTGCCATTTTTCTTTCGTTTCTTCTATTTTCTTTCCACCTATATAATATATATCTGTCAGCTTCTCGTTGATGCCGCATTGACGGCACACCTCCTTGATATATACGTTCATTTTCTGGTTGGAGATGACAGGGAGAGCCTTGTCTGTATCGTTGTCCGCATAATGCTGTAAGATTGTTCGTGAGTAGTTGTTCAACTCTATTGTTATCTTGTCGTTTGTCTTTTGCGTGGTTATGTGTATCGCATCATCGTATATGTCTGTCTTTCTAAGTGCAGCTGCATCGGAATAGCGCAAGGAAGTGAAGCAGCAAAAACAGAATATATCGCGTGTTCGTGACAGGTATGGCTGCTCGAACTTGTGGTTATACACTTTCATAAGTTCCTCCCATGTAAGAAATACCACATTGCGGTTGGCACGTTTTAGGTGTGTTTTCTGTGCAGTAAAGGAGATGTCCTTCAACAAACCCTTAGCTACAAGCCAGCGAAAGAACCACTTCGACATTGACAGCTTCTTCTTGGTCGTTTCATTTTGGTGGCCGAGGTCTGTTTGGAATACTGCAAACTTGTCAAGCGTTTCGGGCTTTATTTTGTCTATGCTCATATCGTCATCGAACATCTTCCATTCTTGCAGTAGCTTCATGTGCTTGTATACTACACTCTTGCCCCAGTGACATAATTTGCTCTGCTCGTTGATATAGGTATCGTAAAGGTCAAAGAAGCCCTCCTTTTGTGCAGTTCCCTTCTCTCGCTTGAACTCCTTGTCAAGCGCAGCCTTGAAGTCCTCTGTTGTAGGTGACTCCTTGAATGAGTTGGCAACGGATTGTATTGTCTCCTCGTACCTCTGTATCTCTGCATTTATCTTAATTGCAGGCGTAAAGCTCTTCCCGTGAGTGGTATTGCGCTTGCACCGCTGCATGGCCATGTCCCATTTGCTCTTGTCAACATGGAAACCGAGCGAATAGGAAAACTTGCGCTTATTATATGTTATGAACACGCGGAGAGAGCCGCGCGCGTCAACTGCAAATGTGTATACGTATTTCATTTGTTCTCCTCTTTGTCATTTTTCAATATTGCATTCTGTTCAAGCATTCTGAAATCTTCCTCCGTGTTAGTATCCTTCAATACTTTAAGCTGCTCTTTTGCCATCTTGTGTAAGATTTGCATTCTCGTTTCTCGTTGCAGTTCCTGCTTTAATAATTCGGAGTTCATACTTTCAATATTTGATAACACAACCAGCTGATTTATTGTGGCTGTATCACGTAGATTAAGCCCTTTCTTTGCCAATTCTGGATTTGCGGTGCGCCAATCTTCTGCTGTACACCCAAACAATATAATATTGAGCATATCGGCCTCGGACGCATATATCAAACGTTCTTTGTATTTTGAGATGTTGTACTTCGGTATAAGCGACTTGATTGCATTTGTATGAATAGAATAGTTCGTTTTTGCAAGCAATCGTTTAACGTTCCATTTTTCAAGCAGCGGATTGCTTTCTTTCTCTCGAAGTCTCTGGTATTCTTGTACAATATATAATTGGAAAATAGGACTTATCCACATTCCAAAATTAAACGCAATGTCCTTATGTGCGTATGTACCTCCGTATCTTCCAGCTTTAGCAAAAATGCCAATAGCGTTAGTCCTATTGCACAATTCTTTTACACTTATTTTGAAATTGTTTAATCCAGCCTTTGATTTAATTATGGCGAATTCGCCATAATTAAAATTGGGGTTGTGTAGTTGCTCCCATGCTCCTATATATTCAAGTGTGTTTCTATTGCGAAGCCAATCAGTAACAAAGAAATCTCCTTCTTTTGACCTTATCATATCTGTAATACAGATGTAGTCATTATCACGTTCCTGCAACATTACAGATATTTCATTCCCTTGTACTATTATTTTTCTTGTCTTAGTCATAATCTTTTTCTTTTGTTTGTTAATTTATAATGTTCCGCGCGCATCAACTGCAAGGGTGTATACGTATTTCATATCATTATTATTTTTTCTCGTGTTCTTGTAGCCCTACCGATTTTAGTAGGGCTACAAGTAAAAAATCTATTGCAGTTCTTAATCACCAAATTTCATCGAATAGACCACTCTGTACAGCCTTATGACTTTAGATTTCGGCACATTCTGATTCTCGAATACGCTGTCCTCGTTAATCCTCCTGCACTCGTAGTAATCTCCTCGGTCGTATATCCGTCTGAACAAGAACCCGAAATCACTTGTATCAACGACCATTGCAGCACCTTGCACAATGTCCGAATTACTCCTCATATGTTCAAGTGCGAGGACTTCTCCGAGTTTATATTCGGGCAGCATCGCGTCTTGTCTAATTGTATAGTAGAAGTCAATAGATGTGTAAGGCGGTATAGTTGGAATGTATTGCAGTTTCAGCGTCTTGTCCTCCTTAATCGCAGAATACACGTCTGTATCAGGCTGAGAGGCGAGCTGCTTCGTAACGACTGGCTTATATATGATTTCTTTGTGATTATCGCCTTCATTTTCCTCTCGCGTGCGCGTGCGCGCGTTCATAATAGTTATATTGTTTCCGATGGCGTTATCTCCATAGGTGTTGTTGCTCTCTATGTTGGTTGTAGATTGGTCTCGAAGCATCTCACCTTCTCCAGTCAGGAGCCAGTCTGTATTGAATACATTGTTGAAAGATGAATTGAACTTAACGATGAAGCCATCTGTAAGGACACCTTCAAGACCCTTTAAGGCATTAGAAATGTTTGGGGCAGATGTGTTCATTATGGCGGCCAAGTCTTTCTGCTTCTGTATATAACCGTTATATCTAAGATATTCGAACGCAGACTTAAATCTTTGTTGTTTTGTTGTAGTATTCATGTTTTTTGCACTAAAATATATTAAACTTATAATTTTCTTATATCTTTATTTTGTTAGAATATAATTTTGTTATATCTTTGCAACGCAATTAAGAAACAAAGTAATAAATAACGCTGCAAAACAGATTGCAAATATAACAAATAAAAACAATGAAGAAAGCGATATACAAGAAAGATATAAAGGCCATGGTAAAAAAATTCGGCCTTGACGAGTTCGAAGCTCGCGAGGTTGAGATAATGGCCGAGAGCATCAACGAAGAAAAAGGAGGAATATGCGATGCTATTCAATCGCCCCTCCTCTACGGAACGTCTTGTAAAACTGAAATGAGTGCTGTAAGCGCGCTCATCGTTTACTTCGGAAAGAAAGTAAACGAGGACAACAAGTTGCAAGAAACAACTTGGAAACTTTCAAAGCTTCTAAAATGTAGCTCTTACCACTTGCAACAGTGGTTCAAGGGGTTCGCTTGCAACAAAAACCGTTTTGGAAAGTTTGTAGAATGTTCTAACACATACGGACTTAATTACTTGGAAATCGCATAAGAATTGCCCATGAGTGCAAAGTGTTGCATTTAACTCGCCAACTCAAAAGTCAAGCAGCCAAGCGAGGGGCTGGCAGCTCGGAAAGACGGGCAAACGCAGGTGATAGGCCGTTAATCGGATAGGCGGCAGAATATAGTACATTGGACTCGCAATCAGATAGATGCTGGATAGCCTTTTGTTGCGTGTTCGGTATTCGCGAAACGTTAGGACATTAGCTGGTTCGACTCCAGCCACCTGCACTAAAACTAATATACAACTAAAAGAATAAAGGTATGACAGACATCTTAATGACAGAGAACGAGAAAAGAAGATACGAACGCCAAAAGCGTGTAGTATGCTCGTTCTTGGAGCTAAAACAAAAATACCCGACAGCCGCAAAATGGCGACTTATGCAGGTAATATCGAAGAATGAGAATATATCAACTCAGGCAGTAAGGAATATGCTGATTAAAAAAGGAATTGTAACTAAAAGAATACGATGATAAAGTGGTTGTGTTTCTCCTTAATCGTTGTACTTGATTTTATCGCTTGTGCAATGATGTGCGTATCAACTGGACACGGTTGTATAACGCTGTACGATATGATACCATTCTGCGGCATATCACTTTTTATTGCGACCGCAATCATTGCCGTGTGCATATACAGGGCTGGAATGTTTCCTAATTGCGTGCAAACACTGATAAAATTGTCTCTGGAGGATTGCTAAATGGACACGAAACAGACTGGCAAGATAAAAGCCATAGAGCACAAGGCCTACGAGGTGTATAAAGAGATTGATGCACTTGTAGTCCAGCTGCAAAAAGAAAAGGTAGGCTGGGAAGAAATTGAAGAGCTAAAGTCAGCGCGTGACACATCTTGTGATGTAGTTGACGCCCTGCAATATGTTAGAGAAAAGTTTGGCAGTAATGATTACGAACAATGACAGAAAAAGACAAAGAGCTGATTCGGAGAGCGAAGTCGTACACTTACCTTGACAGCATAAAGGTGTTCGACATGTCAAAAGAAGCAGACACGGAAGAAGCGAAGAAAGAATTAAAACTGATTGGTTCAACGCTGTATCACGAGGAAGAGTGGCACGCTGGGCTATTGTAAAACACATAACAACCTAAAACAATGGAACAAAACAAGAACAATGCGGTTGTAACTATAACACCGCAAGAACAAGAAATTCAGTTGCTTAGAATTAAGCAAGACACCGAGTTTGCTGCAACTCCAGTCGGCCAGCAGGTTAAGCAGTTCGAGGCTACGCAGAGGATAGCAAGACTCTATGCTATGTCAAACTTTATACCTGACTCATATAGGTTCAAGGGCCGCGAGCCACTGCCAGCAGAGGCAGTCATAGCAAATTGCACAATCGCACTGGAGATGGCAACACGTATGCAAGCCAATCCACTGATGGTGATGCAGAACTTGTACATAGTGCATGGCCAGCCAGCATTCAGCAGCAAGTTTCTTATAGCTTGTATCAATGCAAGCAAACGGTTCTCTGCTCTACGATATGAGTTTAGAGGGACAGAAGGCACAGAAGATTATGCTTGCCGAGTTGTAGCCTACGAGATAACCGACACTAAGCACAAAGAACCGCTTTGTGGCGACTGGATAAGCATTAAGATGGCAAAGGCCGAAGGCTGGGCATCAAAGAATGGGAGCAAATGGCTAACGATGCCTAATCAGATGCTAAGATACAGAGCAGCCGCATTCTGGCAGCGAACCTACTGTCCAGAAATCAGCATGGGACTGATAACTGCAGAGGAAGCGCAAGACATTAAATACACCTCTTACGAGGAGGTTGGAAAGCGAACAGCAGACGCGACCGAGCTGTCAATTTCGGCAATAGCAGAACAGGCGGCAGAACAGGTAGAAGATGCTGAGGAAAACGTAGAACTGCAAACAGAATAAGCCATGTATGACAATAATAATCAGAATACACTTGACTGGTTTCGCTCAAGGCTGGGCAATATAACGGGAAGTGCGGTTGGCAACCTTATGGGCAAGCCGATAAAAAAAAGCGAAGAATGGACAGCAATTGCACAAACGTACATGAACCAGCTCGCATTCGAGAGAGGCATGAACCCAATCATAGTTGAAAATGACATACTCTTCTCCAAGTACGTTGAACTGACTGACAGCCATTCACGTATAACGGACTGGGGACATTCGATGGAGGGTGAAGCCGCACACCTCTTCGCCAAGACATTCAATAAGAAGTATGGAGATGGTTCTAACACACCGATTGAGTTAGACGAGCCACCATCAGTCAAGAGCGAGAGCCTACCGAACTTCGCAAGCTCGCCTGATAGAATGTACTACGACAACGAAGCAAAAGCCTTCTACGCGATTGAGATTAAATGCCCTTTGGCGCAGAACTTCATTAAGTTCGTCAAGAATGTGTTCACGCAAGACACTTACGAGGAAAAACTTGCTGGACTTAAGAAAGTGGAAGCGAACTACTACTGGCAGTGCTTCGCTCACATGGCTGTCACAGGAGCGACTAAAACGTACTTCGTGGTGTACAACCCATTCATGCGAAAGCCATTGTATTCGCTCGAGATTGTGCGTGACGAGGACGTTATACGAGAGCTGAATGACAAGGTAATAGAAGCGGATAAATACGTCTGCAGCCTCGTAAGTAAAATGAATGCAAACTAATAATCAATGAGCCATGACACAGACATTCGTCACAATACCACTGGAGGACTGGCAGCGTGTTGTATCAATACTTAAACGAGTTGAAGAACGCCTGAAGCCACAAGACGAGTGGATAGGGACAAAGGAGGCTTGCAAGATGCTCGGTATAACTCCGAACACATGGGTAAGCTACCGCAAGAAATTCAACATACAGTGTTCTCAGGTTGGGCGCAATGTACTGGTCATGCGCTCACAGATTGAGAACTTGTTAAAACAGCGTGAACTATGATGTATATAGACAATATAATACACGCGTTCGAGAGGCGCAGAAAGCGCAATATAGAGCGCATTAACGACCACCTGTGCAAGCAATTAGCCGAGAGGGTGCAAGTCAAGGAGTATGACAACAAGATGTATGTTGCGATAGATGGCACGCCTATGATTGACGCTGCAAGTCTTAACGTTGACATAATTACAGCCCTGCAATCTATCAGGGCAACAATCTCACGCTATAATATCGGGCAATGAAAAAAACGTATTACTTTCAACATGACTACAATGCGAGGAACGACCCAAAACTGCAAGCGGTAATGATAAAGTACGGGCTCGCTGGAATAGGAGCGTTTTGGTGCATTGTTGAAATGTTGTACGAACAAGACGGAACACTACCAATCACATCAATACCCAGTATTGCTTTCATCTTACATGCAGACGAGGAAATGCTTAAAAACATTGTATGCAAAATGGATTTATTCGAATGCAACAAAAAAATTTTTTGGTCGCGTTCTGTACGGAAAAGGCTCGGACTTATCAACGAAATATCTGACATTAGACGGAAGGCTGCAGAAAAGCGTTGGAAATCAAGCAAAAAGAGCGATGCAAATGCGATGCAAATGCGATGCAAAAGCAATGCAAAAGCACAAAATAATGATGCAAATGCAATGCAAACCGAATGCAAATGCAATGCAATAAAAGAAAAGGAAATAAAAGGAAATGATATAAAAGATATTACACCCACACCATGCGCGCGTAGCGCGCGCGAGGAGGAACTCTTTCAGGAATTTGGACAAATGCAAAGTGCATGGGAGGAAATTGCAATGAAGTTCGGCAAGGATATTCCATCACTTAAGAAAATACTGCAAGACTTCATTCTGGAGTGCAGAGCAAAAGGAACTGCACATAGCAGCATATCAGACCTACGGTGTCATTTCGTGGACTGGGCGAGAATTCAAATACAACAACAAGAAAAGCAGGAACAACAAAATGAACGAAGATACAAAACTGCCTCAGAGCGTAAGCGAGAAGCAAACGATATTGCAATTAAGCGATGTCAAGCTTCAATCTATGAGCGTCTCACGAATGTGGGCGGAGAAGAACAGCTGCCTATCTAAGTTGATGCAGAATTACAGCCCAGCGAATTGGCATTATCTGGCGCAGATAGGCGACAAGGTTTATCTAAGAGAGTGCGCTGCACTTGGTGCGTTAAACACGCTGTACGATAACGCTGGCGCAGCCCAGTCTTGGCTCGAAATACAGATAACAGGTATGTTCTTGAGTTCGGCAAGCGACAACGAAGTCCTTACAGAAGGCATCAGGCTGTTCGTTGACAACTTTACCGCAATAGCTTCAAGCTACAAACTTACAGAATTGATGCTGTTCTTCTCGCGATACAAAGCTGGACGTTACGATAACAGCTATGTGTCATTCGACCCTCGCAGAATAGGGCTTGCCTTCAACAAGGAGTTTCTGCCAGAGCGCAACCGCGCTATCGCAAGGATTGAAGCCTTGCAGAACACAACTAATGCAGGAAAGGATTGGTATGACCCAGCCCAAAACGGGGGAAGAAGCTCGCTTGAACACTACAGAAACAACGACATATTCGACACCGAAATCATAATCAGGAGAGACAGCCAGAATCTAAGACAAGAACTGAACATAGTTGGCAGTGTAAGCGTTAATGGAAGATGCGTGAGCAGATTGCCGAAAAACAAACTTATGCGAATAACAAAGTACAAAGAGAATGGTAGCATACTTGTAATATAGACGAAAAGCCGCTTTTAATGCGATTTAAGCGACTTTCTAACGATAAGCGTACAAAGTTATACATGATAAAAAATAACGCGTTATATGCAAAGAAAAATTTGGAGCAAAGAAGAGGAACAAATACTCGTGCAGAATTACCCTATATGCACGATTGAGGAGCTTGTGGTTCTGCTTAAGACGAGCAAGGTTAAAATTCGTCAAAAGGCGCAGAAAATGCACCTGCGTAAAACCGATGATTTTAAGCAGAACATTCTCGCACATATAGCGCATAAAAACATCTGCAAGATGCACACGGAAGAGGCTCGAAAGAAACGCAGAACAACTCTCGAGAACATTATAAAATCGGAGAGATTGCGAATAAAATACGGACTGCCACAGAGAACGAACAGGGTGTTCTCTATGCTAACTGCAAAAGAGAATATGGCAGAAATTAGGAGAAGATATGAATTAAGGAAGAGAGGGTATGTTGTATTGATTAACGGGCGCACTGTTCTATATGATGCAGCGACCAAACGAAGCGACAGGAAGGAAGGCAATCTAAAGAAACTCGGGTACGAGTTTATCGCGAGAGATGCGTACAAGGGGGATTTAACTGCAATGACAAACGATAATAAACCATCAACGATAATATAACAACAGCAATGAACAATCTAACGACAACGACACAAGGTAATCCATTCTTCGGCAAGAGCCTGAAAAGACGCATTGGCTCACCTCTCTACACAACCTACAAGAATGGCATTAACGAGCTGGAGGAGCGCGACAGACGATGCCGAGAAGAACCATCGAGCAAGGAAAGCCGCATCTTCGGTGATGTGTTTTATCTCAACATGATGCGTAAGGAATTTGCTAACAAAAAGTTGCGCAGTGCGCTGTGCACTATCAGTATGAGCAAATATTTCCGACACGACATCAAGAAGCGCGTCAAGGAAATCCAAGTTAAGATAGCACAGTGGGACAGTTATATTGCTCGCTGCATAGCTACCGACAGCCTGATTGAGATGTATGACGGACTCGCAGAGTGGACTGACCAACACTTTGTTTATCTGTGGCAACCATTTTACGGTTCTGTCATGCAGGTGCTTACACGGAATGGCGTTAAGGACGCTCCCTTGATGGCAGAACTTGAATGTGCGCTGCCTTTGTATGAGTATGCCAACGGCCGATTGCTGATGGACATTGCACAGACAGCAATGGACTGCCCTGCCACAAAGCTGCTTGGCGTGATGGTGGAGGAGGATATTTACCGCATGGCCGACAGACTACGCACAAGACTGGCTGGCATTGTGACTGGCAAGGACGAGGAGATTGACCTTAATGCCGACACAAACGTCAACACAGCTGGCGTCAATCTGCTTAACGCATTGAGCAACACGGAGCAGATGAAGGGCTGGCTACAAGATTATTTTGAATATAGCGATAGTGCGAAATAAATTGACAAACAAATGACGATAGAAGAAAGAGTACTGCACTACACAAGACGTAATTCCTACGGGAAATTGGTGTTTCCGCATTGCGTAAGAGCGCACATTGACGAGATAATGCTCTATGCGCCTTGGGCGTTGAGCGCGACAGAAGTGGATAACATTAAGAGAGGTATTATGCGATGAATAAGCCTGCAGATACCTGACCGTTGCAAAAAATGCAATAGTCGAGGCCATAACACAATGTACGAAGCAAGAAGTTTGCATTAGTTGCAATGCAACACACTGATGCACTTTTCTGAGAATTGATAAACAAACAACAATCACAGTTGCCAGAAAAAGTGGCAACAAAAACAAATAAAGAAATGGAAACAAACATCGGGAAGAAAGTAATTATCCGTGGCGACCGAAGCGGAGTAGAGTATGGAACACTTGTAGCACACAACGGCCAAGAGGTTACGCTTCACAACGCTCGTAGAATATGGTACTGGGACGGAGCAGCATCTCTTTCACAGCTCGCCGTAGATGGTACGTCTAACCCAAGAGAATGCAAGTTTACTGTCGCGGTAGAGAGTATTACCATTCTTGACGCGATAGAGATAATTCCTTGCACAGACAAATCTGTTAAATCAATAGAAAGTGTATCAGAATGGGAACTTTAGAGACGCGCCTTAAAACATTTTTGAGTACAACCTCTGTTTTTGTCGATGGCAATGGTTATGGCTTTGGCGGTGGCTCTGGCGGCGGCTGTAGCTATGGCGGTGGCTCTGGAGCTGGCTATGGCTCTGGCGGTGGAGATGGCTATGGCTCTGGCGGTGGAGATGGCTACAGCAATGGCTTTGGTTGTGGTGATGGCGGTTGCTATGGAGACGGCTATGGTTGTGGTGTTGGCGGTTGTGGCGGCTCTTACTCTGGCAAAGGCGTAAATGAACTGAATGGAGAAAATGTCCATCTCGTAGATGGTATTCAAACCATTATAAAATCAGTTCACGGCAATATTGCGCAAGGTTTTATCTTAAAAAGCGACCTTACTTTGCAGCCTTGCTACATTGTCAAGGAAAATAATAAGTTTGCTCATGGCGATACCTTGCACGATGCTTTCACATCTTTGCAAGAGAAACTCTATGACGAGAGCACCGAAGAGGAGCGAATAGAGGCGTTTGTTAAGAAATTCCCCAACTACGACACGCCCTATCCCAATCGCGACCTTTTCGCTTATCACCATGTCCTCACTGGCTCATGCCGCATGGGGAGAGAGAGCTTTTGCAAGGATAAGGGCATAAACCTTGATGGCAGCACCACAGTCCGCGAGTTCGTATCTCTGACAAAGGATAGCTATGGCTCAGGAACTATTCGTAGGCTACCGCAGGCTTATGGAGTAAACTGGCAAAAAGAATGACAGAATATGACGGAAAAAGAAAAGATTAAAATGCTGCTTAAAATGCGCAACAAGATTGCGAGCCTTGGCATGGACTACAAGTGCAGCTGCACGTTCGTTGAGAACAGACTGACAGACCCGAATGTCGCAAAGACGTTTGATGCGCTGAGAGAGGCACTGGAGAACCAGTTACGTAAACAATTCAAATTTAATATATAAGACAATGACAACAACATTCTACAATTACACACCCCACTCGATAACGCTTAACAGCGGAGAGAAGTATGACAGTGTCGGAGTGGCACGAGTTAGCAATACCTTTAGCGAGGTTGACGAGAACGGCATCTGCTCGGTGAATTATGGCGATATAACGGGGCTTCCCGAGCCTACTGATGGGTGTACGTATATCGTTAGTGCTTTGGTGCTTGCCGCAGCTAAGGCGTCAGGTCGAACGGATTGTGTCGCGCCAGCTACGGGCCACCCTGATTGTTTGCGCAAGGACGGGTTTATCGTTTCTGTTCCTTGCTTTGTGAGATAACATTATTAACAACAAAAACCAAACAATATGCAAGTAGAAATAAGTGCAATGATTGAGGATTACGATATTCTCGCTTACGTATCAGAGAACAAACAGGCTAAAGTAATTGACAACATCTTCTATGAGTGTGCCGAAGAGAGTAGAAGAGAATTTATTCACGGTCTTGATGATTCTTACCTCATAGAAGAATTAGAAGAAAGAGGTTTTACAATAACTAAAAAACGAACAACAATGGATAACAAAGTATTTGACTTTCACAAAATCAAAACCTTTGCAGATGCTTGTGAGAAGTTGGGCATGAAAGAACACCTACTTACTGGCAGTATGGGTGGAGATAGAGAAGCGCAAGGACAAGCGCAAGCACTTTACAAGTTGCTGATTATCCAAAAGGCTATCAACAATGGCAAGTGGCGTGATGAAAAAGGCTGGAGCTTTTACCCTTACTGGGTGCTCTACTCTAAGGACGAAATGGAGCGCATGAGTGAGGAGGAGAAGCAGAGAAAGGGTATTAGACAGCTCCTCTCCTGTGCTGATGCGGATAGTACGGGGAGTGCGGGTGTCCGCTGTGCGTATGCGAGTAATCGTGGTGCGCATACGGTTACGAGTTTTGGTTTCCCCTTGTGCTTTAACAGCGAGGAAGCAGCACTCTACGCAGCCCATCAGTTTGAAGATTTGTTCTTTCAGTACTACGGAATTAAAGTAAAAGACGAACCTCAAAACAATATGTGAAAGAAGCAATACAACAAGTGGATAAGCGTTAAGGACGAGCTGCCAGAATATGAGGAGGTCGTGCTTGTGTGCAACGAAGATGAGCCGAGTGGTATGTGGTTCGCAAGTCGGAGCAGCAACCCGTATGAAATCACTGACAGCCACAAATTCGTTTGCTTCGGGCTGGAGGTAACTCATTGGACAAGAGTTAAACCATTAAACAAGAGACAATATGACACGAACAAAATTTAAGAAAATTCCGTTTGACCTTGAACTTGCAAAGAAAATAATGAACAAGGAGGTAAAAGGAAGGATAGTATCAGAAGATGGTCGTAAGGTTCGCATTATTTACATCGACAACGAGTCTTTTATTGAAACAACATTCCTCGCACTGTATAAGGATAAAGATTTTAATATAGAGAAATACTACCGATTGAATAAAGATGGAAGATATTTCCGAGGAGGAAGAAGTGACCTTGACCTTCATCTCGAAGTTCTAAACAATGAATAGAATACTTAAAAATTATAAACAATGACACGAACAAAATACAAAAGAATTCCCTTCGACCTTGAGTTGGCGAAGAAGATTACCAACAAGGAAGTTAAAGGCCGCATCGTTACGGAGGACGGACTTACTGCAAGAATAGTTTGCTTTGATTTGAAGTTTGGAGTAGATAAAATTCTCGCAGCACTTGTTGATTGTGGCGATTATGAAATAGGGGTAAGGTGTAACTTAGATGGTACTTGCCGTGATGACAGAAAAGAAGATAAATTCAATCTTCACATCGAAGTCCCAAACTACTTCCGAGACTACTCCAACTTTGTGCCTCAAAGATGGCAGACTTGTTTGGTGAGAGATTATTCTTTAGATATATGGAGAGTAGCAGTATGTAGCGGAAAAGATGCTTATGGTAGACCACTCTTTTACTCGGAAAGAAATACTGATGGCTGTTGCGGTTGGTATCATTATCTCCCACTTTCTAAGGTAACCGAGCGTCTGATTGGTATAAGCAAGAGCTACGAGCAACTGATAGAAGAACTTGACAAGAATGGGAAAGATTAAAGCATGTGACGGGCGAGGCTGCAAGGAACGAAAGGCTTGTCTGCGATTTGCTCTGTCGCATACAGAGAGTGACAGACATAACATTCACAAGGCTTGCTATTACACAAGACCGAACGGGCGCGACTGCCCGATAATGATTAAACAGAGAACAATATGAAAGAGGACATGACCGCATTCGTGCTAAGGCACATACCAGAACGTGTTCCGCGCACCAAAGCGGAGCTTGCCGACATCTATCTGACCGAGTCGAACAAAATTGAAACAGACCGCATGAAGTCGCGTGAGAGGAAACGTGACGATGACGAGGTGGTCAATAGCCGCTACGACCCACTGATTGCAGACAAGGAGGCACAACTCACCGAACTGCAAAACGAGATAGAGAAACTTAGACATGAGATGTTTGGGCAACTCTTATATGCCAGTTTGGAAGAGGAGCGCAGAAACCAGGAACTTGCCGACAGACGAAAAGTGCTTGATATGTGGTTTGAGACAATGCGAAACAGGATTGAAAAAGAACAAGAAAACAGCAAATAACAAAACAAACGATTAAAAACATGAAGAAACTTTTTGTAGAAGGATTGAAGGAGATTTATGCAGTGCTTGACAATGCCATACAGAACTCTGACCATACGGACTTTGAACAGTGCTATTTGGCACTTGGTGAATTGTGCGAGTATGCTCTGTGCGGCTCAGATAGATACAAGGTAGTGACCTTTGCGCCTGACCGAATAGAGATGCTCAAAAGAGACATGAATTATGTGCAGGGACTCATGAGCAAGGAGCAGGAGAAAGCTTACCTTGATGATGAGTGGAAACGCCTAAATGGTAAAGAGGAGGGCAAGGCATGATAGAAGCGATTTTTTATGCTGTGACTTTTGTTCTTTGCGTTTACGGGGCTTACCTTGCTGGCAAGGATATTGGCAGAGAGAACGGATATTATGAGGGCCGCAGCGAGGCTCGCAGAGACCTTGAACACATTGTTGAACACTACAAAAAAATGGCTTATGCAAAGGACACTCCAACAGAGGGCGCGTGAGGCTGCCGACCGCATTCGCTGTGACGAGTGTGGCGAGCAAAGCACTTGTACGCCACTTATGGCGAAAGCCTGTCTTAAGGGTTTTATTCGCGGTTATGTGGCCGCTAATTCTAAAAATCAACAAACATGAAACTACTGATAGTAATAGCACTAATGCTGTTCGTTTATTGGCTTTGGAAGGACATCAACCGTCATGACGGGCCACCGATTGCGAGCAGCTAATTAGCAACAGACATACCCCACTTACCAACCTCATATTTTTTACTTCATAAATATAAATGGTTTTGTTTTAGTTGGATTTTTTAATTGCCCGAGGTCGGGTAACACTCGGTCCGTGTCCGAGGTGGGGTACAAAATGTACCGTGACTGAATGTAGCCACGGTACTTGATTGAGACATCGGAAGTTTGTCTCGGAGGTGTAATCTCCAATAGAAATCATTGCAAAAGTACGAAAAGCAACAATAAGCCCTCTCTGCAACACCACAATTTCTAATAACTTAATACTAAAGGATTGATTTTTAATGGTGCAGTGGTGTCGGCAGCATGTGGTTCGTGGCCACGGAGGGCGCAATTTTAATGAGAATATATGACGACAAAACAAGTTATTCATGCCCTGCATCTGCACCAAAAATGGCGCAGAGGGGCAATTAGCGAGATGCCATTAACGGCAAAGGAATATGGACAAGCCTTGGACGAGGCAATAAGACTATTACGGCAATATGACAAACAGCAAGACGGGGCAGTGCGGTGAGTGCCTGAGGTTCGCCAAAGGACGGTGCCCGAAATTCTTTTCTAACTCTGTGCGGACCGCGTGTAATGGTTTTACACAGAGCAAGGCAGTAACTAAAAATACACATTTTGAAAGATGCTTATAATTAAAACAAAGAAATTAAGTAAGAATGCGGTGATGCCGCAGCAAATGAATGTTGGTGATGCTGGTTTTGACCTGGTGGCGACATCGATGCGGAAAGACTACGAACATGGTGTAGTCGTGTTCGGCACTGGTCTCGCGTTTGAGATACCTGAGGGTTATGCGATGTTCGTATATCCGCGTAGCAGCAGCTACAAGCACTATGCGCTCATGGCTAATTGTGTGGGTGTGGTGGATAGTGGCTACCGTGGCGAGGTGCACGTTATGTTTCGTGGTCTTGATTGTGACTACGAGGTAGGTGACCGCATAGCGCAGGCTGTGATTATGCCTATACCATCGGTTGAGTATGTGGAGGTAGAGGAACTGTCAGACAGCGAGAGAGGTGCTAACGGGATAGGTAGCACGGGACTAAAATAAGCTATATGAGCGAACCAAGAATGAAGCAAGGCCGCGCAAAATACAGAAACAAGGTTGTAAACAACGTTTTCGGACGATTTGACAGCATCAAGGAGTTTAAGCGGTACTTGTTATTGCGCGAGGAAGAAAAACGCGGTAGAATAAAAAATCTGCAAAGACAAGTCAAGTTCGAGCTAATACCTAAGCAGACAGACAGCAACGGCAAACTGCTCGAACGGGCGTGTGACTACATTGCGGATTTCGTGTATGAGAAGCAAGGGAAACAAGTTGTTGAGGACGTTAAAAGTCGGATAACTGTTTCAGTTGCATCTTTTGTAATAGAGCGAAAATTGATGCTGTATAAGCACAATATATCAATAAAAGAGGTCTGATATTCAAAGAAAGGACTAAGCATTATGAGTGCTTAGTCCTTTTTGCGTAATATCGCAATATGAATAACGACTTATACATACCTGACTCTTTGTTCCCAACGGACAACGATTTTGAGGTGCCAAGCCTCAGATTAGACATGCAAGCAACAACTTGCCAAATTCCGTTTGTCTGTTTCGGAGAGCAAAAGCGCACATTCAAAATGAATGGCACAGGAACGCTACATTTCTACACTGATGACTATAGGTTCAATGCGGTTTACGAACACCCCGAGAAAATTTTGCAGCAAAACCCAGCACAAATCGTAGAACCCAATTTCTCGCTATTCAATGAAACACCTATTGCGTTTGGTCTGCAAGCAATCTACAAGAAACGACTCGTTGCAAGGCAGATGCAGGAGGAAGGCATTCGCGTGTTCGTTGACCTGAATGTCGCTAACAAGTTCTACGCATTCAATTTGCTTGGAGTGCCGAAGGGCTGGAGCGCATTCTGCACACGGGGCTACGAGGACAGAGTAAACGCTCTGAGCTTCGAATATGAGATAGCCAAGCGTGTTTCTGACGGCAATAATCTTACATTCGTTGTGTATGGCGGTGGCGAGGTCATTAAGCAATGGTGCAAAGAGAATGGTGCGGTTTACGTTACGCCAATCATCATCATAAAGAACAAGTACAAGTCTATTCAGCGAATGGCACAGAATACTGCCTTATTTAAGGAAGAATGGGATATGGGCAAGGCTATCCCAACGCTGAAAGATTTGCTTGACAAACAAGTTATTGACAACAGAAAACAAATTGAACATGGCAAAGGGTAGCGGTGGAACAAGGAGCAGTAGAGGAAACGCAAAACAGCAAGCGCAAGAAACTATTAGAGATAGTCAGATATTTCAGAAAATGGACTTTGTAAAGGCTACACAACTCGCAATGCGCGATGTGAACGTGCAAGAAACGTTGGGCGACAAGTTTACAAACGAACATATAAAAAAACTGAAAGGCATAGCCGTAAAAGACATTAACTATGATTACGACTTGTCGTTCGGTAAAGACTCAAATGGAAATCTAACGATTGGAAAAACCTCTAAAGAAGAACTTGCTGAAATCTTTGATGAGGAATACAAAGGTAACGAAAAATTCTCTCAGAATGAAAAATCAGACATTGCGTTTAAGTCGTTCAAGATTGTACATAAGGCGTATACATACAGCCTACAAGCTCTGTCTGCTGACCAATCAACTGGAAGAAAGAACAAATAAAGAGCGGAGATATGGCAAAGGGCAGCGGCAGTACAAGAAATGCGCGTAGGAACTATTTATCGCTAAACCTTAGGAGCGGTGAATATGAGGACCTTTTACAAGATGCAAAGAAAATCTTTGAGAAAGAAGCAAGTGATAATTTAGGAGACTATAAATCTCGGAAACCGAAAAAAGTTTCAGACGAGGAATATGATAGATTATTAAAATCTGGAGACTACATTGAGGTTTATCATGGAGGGCGTCCGCAAGATGTAGAACAACTCATAAATGGTAAGTATTATGTTAACAACGAGCTTCATGTGAGTGGGTTTGGATATTATTTCGGGAGAGAAAAGAAAACTGCCGAAAGGTATAGAAAAGGGGCTGTACTAACTGCTCTTGTGAAGAAAAGTGATATAATGCCACGAGATGGACTCTCTACAGAGAGAATAACTAATTCTGAAAGATACATACCAAAGGGCTCAAAATTCAAGAATGGTTCGGCCGTAACCGACTCAGACAGAAAAGACCTGTTCAACACATCTACGCTCGCAGCGCACAAACGATATAAAAGTGCAGAGGCTTCATATTCTGCCGTATTGGTTGTTGACAGGTCCGCAATCATAATAAGAAAGAAATAGATATTGCGAATTGCAGCAAAAATATTGCCATGACGCAAATGCACGAACAATTATAATACAAAGCAAATATGCAAGCAAAAACAATCAAACTTTCTGATTTGCATCTCAATACTGGACAAATCAAAGACGTGCCAAAGAATCCTCGCTTCATCAAAGATGAGCGTTACGAAGCACTCAAAAAGAGCATTGAAGATGACCCCGAGATGCTCCAACTTCGTGAACTCGTTGCCTACGACAACAACGGAGAACTTGTCGTTATCCTTGGCAATATGCGTTATCGAGCAATGAAAGAACTTGGCTACAAAGATGCTCCTGTTAAGGTGTTACCAGCCGAAACAGACGCAAAGAAACTCCGCGCATATATTCAGAAGGACAACATCGCATTCGGTCAAAATGATTGGGACTTGCTCGGCAATGAATGGGACGTGGAAGAGTTGCAGGATTTCGGGTTGGAATGCGAGTTTCTTGAAGATAACGAAAATGTAATAGAAAACGAAGATGAGGGGGGAAAATGATGAAATTGAAGATTTTAGCTCAGAACTCACTCCTCAATACAAAATAGAAATATCGTTCGATAATGAAGAAGAACAAGAAAAGATATACAATGAATTAACAGAAAGAGGACTATCATGCCGAATTTTGACATTATAAAAGAAGTCAATCCACCAAAAAGCTTTAGGTGCGAGTACGTAAGAGGTACTTACGATTTAAGTATCGACAAAATCAAAGAACATTTTAAGGGTAGTATTGATTTTCCGCAAAATTGGCAGATTGGATTGATTGTTGGTAACAGTGGAACAGGAAAGACAACGATTGCAAAGTCTCTTTTCCCAGATGCTTATATCGAGCATTTTGCCTACGATAAAGAATGTTTCCTTGATGATTTCCCAAGGGAAGCAAAAATGCAAGATGTATGTAAAACATTGAATAGTGTTGGCTTTTCTTCACCTCCTTCATGGCTTAAACCTTATGCGGTTTTGAGTAATGGGGAAAAGATGAGATGTGATTTAGCAAGAGCTATTTTGTCAGAAAAAGAATTATTCGTTTTCGATGAATTTACGTCTGTCGTTGACCGAAATGTCGCAAAGATAGGCTCATTAGCTATGCAGAAAGCTATCAGACAATCAGACAATAAAAAGCAATTTATTGCGGTTACTTGCCATTTTGATGTGATTGAATGGTTACAGCCAGATTGGATATTCAACACGAATGATATGACGTTTAGTTTGTATTCAAAAAAAAAAAGACCAAACATCACTTTATCAATATACGAAATACCAACAGCACAAGACAAGCGGAAATATTGGAAAATGTTTAGCAAATATCATTATTTGAGCGACAGCTTTAATATTGCTGCAAAAGTATTTATTTGCTTTGCTAATGATAACCTATGCGGATTTTGCGCGGCATTACCTTTCCCTCACCCTAAAATTAAGAATGTGTACAGAGAACATCGAACTGTTGTATTACCCGATTTTCAAGGTGTTGGCATAGGACACAAATTTTCAAATTGGGTCGCTGAATATTTCATCAAACATGGAAAAAGATATGTTTCTACAACTTCTAACCCAGCATTGATACATGCAAGATGTAAAGATGCGAAATGGGTGCTGAAAGAAATGCCGAAAAGAAAGAATCAACCTAAAAATGCAAAAGTCTCCAAAATATCGTTCAAATCAAATTCTCACAACAGAATTACAGCAAGTTTTGAATACATAGGAAATAAACAATAAAACTATGGCTAAAGCAAGCGGTAGTACACGCGCATCAAAGTGGAGAAGTTCTTCTAACCTTGAAAGGCTTTACTACAAGAACGGGAAACGTGTTGAATATGCTGAACTTGATGACGCTGCAAAGAAGCAAGTCAAAGAAGAAAAGAAAATAGTTGTGAAGGCAATGCTTTGCAAATTAAGGGATACCCAAACCGAACAAGTCATAGACAACAACCAACGTATTGTAATCAGATATACAAAAAGAGGAATTGACCATGTGGCAAACGATGCAATGTTGATGCTCAGCGGAAAGTATTTCAGCCGAAAATCAATGCTGAAAATAAACGAAATACTTGCGAAGTCAACCTATGTTCCAACCCTGCATGGTTTGTCACATTCCCGAGACGATGGTCGCAATTTATGGTTCAGTTACATTGATGGTGATGGACGTGGCGTCTATTTTAAGGTTTGCAAGAATGCTCTTGGTTCTTATGAATTATATTCTGTAACAGATAAAAAATAAGAATAAACATACAACCCACAAAAGGCTTAACACGCCAAGTTACATTGCCAATGCTTATTCTTACATCGCAAAACTACGAACAAATAATCAATTTAGCAAATAACATGCGAAATAAAAGCGAACAAAACCTTATCCCGATGAATAAGCAGCCGCCCGAGGTGCAGAGGGAACTCAGCAGAAAGGGCGGCCGCAATTCAGGAAAATCACGCAGAGAAAAGCGTGCAATGGCTGATGTGTTGCGCATGATGATAGAACAGCCCATACCAGCAAACCAACGCAATGCCGTGCAAGCCTTGAAAAAATTGGGCATAAGTTCTGCAGACGCCACAAATGCAGCATTGATTAACCTGCAACTCGTCAACCTTGCGCTAAGCAGTTCAGTTGACAACAAGACAAAACTCAGAGCGATTGAACTTATACACAGGTTTATTGACGGGCAAAAGGTTGATGTGACAACGAACGGAAAAGATGTCGCGAAAGAGCCTCTTGTGGTGCAAGTAATTGACAGCCGAGAGCAGGTAGACAAGCAAGATAATGAAGATACAGACAACGAGGATTTATAGCGAAATAGAAAACGCTAAAGCTAAAGGCTACACAACCGTCAGCGAGCAAGGAAGCAGCCGAAGCTCAAAGACTTACAACACGGTCATTTGGGTGTGCGTGTATTGCTTGCAGCACGCCAACACCTCGGTATCAATAGTGCGTGCGACACTTCCAGCTCTAAAAGGTTCCGTATTGCGTGACTTCGTAAAAATCATGCAAGACATGGGCGTTTGGAATGACTGCTCATTCAATAAATCCGATTTGATTTGCACCTTCCCGAATGGCTCATGGGTTGAGTTTTTTTCGTGTGACAACGAGCAGAAATTGCGCGGTCGTAAGCGACAAATTCTGTACGTAAATGAAGGCAACGAACTAAAGTTTATAGAATGGCAGCAGCTGCAAATGCGTACAACTAAATTTTCTATCATTGACTACAACCCATCATTCTCTGATGACCACTGGCTATGCACGCTAAACAAAGAGCCTAAGACCTATCATTTCATCACCACATACAAGGATAATCCATTCCTTGAACAAAAGGTTATTGACGAGATAGAGAGCCTTAAATATAAAAACCCGTCCTTATGGCGCATCTACGGTCTTGGTTTGCAAGCTATGGTAGAGGGTTTGATATTTGAGAATGTGGAAGAGATAGACGAGATACCTCGCTGGCATCAGAAGCATCACTACCGAGGCATGGACTTTGGTTATACGAACGACCCTACGGCCATTGTAGACGTGTATATTAACGATAATTCGCTGTGGATTGATGAAGTATGCTACCGCACGGAAATGCTGGCTGCAGACATAGCGAAAGCGCACAAGGAAGCCAATCGCGAATGCGGACAAAATATTGAGATAATATCTGAGAGTGCCGACCCGCGACTGATTGACGAAATTGCGAATGCAGGGCTTGACATTCACCCCGTACACAAGTTTCAAGGGTCAATCATGGCTGGAATACAGAAGATGCAAGAGCTAAAGATACGCGTGACAAAGCGAAGCACAAATGTACTGAAAGAGTTTAGGAACTATACCTACCGCCAGAATAAAGATGGAAAGTGGCTGAATGAGCCTATTGACGCCTACAACCACGCCATAGACGCAATACGTTATGTGGTGCTTGATAAACTGCTCGGGCAGAATAGTAACGGCATAGAAGCCGATGATTTTATAGATATGCTGTAATGCTGTAATAAACAAATACGAGAAAATAATAAACATGAAGCCAATAAGAGAGATAATGGCATTGGGCGACCCGATGCAGATTTACACGCTGCTGACAGCACGCAAACGAGGTTTCAAGAAGCCTCTTGATGTAACAGAAGCGGAATATAACCCAATGCAGCACGCAGTCTATGACAAGACAAAGCGCAAAAAAAAGGAACTTAAGGTAAAGAGCGACAAGCGAGACAATGATGGGAACTGGCTATACAAGACAAAGTATGTAGACCGCTGCCGTATTGCTGTTCCAGCACAGCGACTTATCTGTGAGCGTGATGTTGGCTTCTTGCTTGCCGAATCAGTTAAATACAACATTAAGGGGGTTGCAGACAGCCAGCAACAAGAGTTGTATGACAGCGTAATGGATATTCTGCAATACAACAAGATAGACTACTTTGACAAGCGGCTCGCACGTGGGTTGTTCCGTTGCTGCGAGTGTGCGGAGCTATGGTACATCGTAAAGGGCGAAGATGGCGAGGAGGACGAGATGCGTGTAATGCTGCTCTCGCCACTGCATGGGGATATTCTGTACCCTCACTTCGATGACTACAACCGCATGGACGGATTTGCGCGCAAATATAACGTAAAGGACGAACTCGGCAATACGAGTGTCCATTTCGATGTGTACACGTCAACCCTCGTGTACCGATACATGAACAATGGCGCAAACCTTGAACTTATCGATGCAAAACCGCATGGCTTTGGTAAAATCCCCGTGGTGTATTATCGGCAGGAGGAAACCGAATGGGAATGCGTGCAACCAATCATTGAGCGACTGGAAGAACTTCTCTCTAATTGGGGTGACGTGAATGACTACTTTGGTGCGCCAACATACTTCTTCAAGGGCAAGATGAAAGGCTTTGCCGAGAAAGGTGAGGTTGGCCGTGTATACCAAGGCGAGGGCGAAAATGCTGACATGAAGGTCGTATCGTGGAACTCTGCTCCCGAGAGTATGCGACAGGAGGTAGCCAACCTAACAAACATCATATTCTCATATTCGCAGACGCCTGACATATCGTTTGAGAACATGAAAACCCTTGGTAACAACACGAGCGGAGCGGCAATACGACTCATGTTTACCGACCCACACCTAAAGGCCGAAACGAAAGAGGAACTGTTTGGCGAGATGTTTACGCGAAGGTTTAATGTCGTGAAGAGTGGCTATGCAACAAGCATGAAAGCTACACCCAAGCGTATTGCAGACCAGTTGCAAGTAACGCCAGTGTTCACGCCCTACATACCGAAAAACGAGATGGAGATGCTGCAACTCATCAACCTGTCAACGCAGAGCAAGCAAACGATGTCGCAAGAAGATGGTGTAAGGCTTAATCCACTTGTGAGCAATCCCGAGGAAACAATCAAGCAGTTGCAAGAGGAGAGCGCACAATCAATGAAGATGGCCTTGTTCGGCACAACAAAAGAGGAGGACGAAACTGGAGAGGAATAATAACTGAAACACGGAATGACCGCTGAACAGAGATTGACAAAATTGCTTCTGCAAGCTTCAGGAGACTTGCAGAAGCTATACGACAAACTTATTAAAGAGCTGACAAAGGCAACATCAAATTCTGTTCACGCTGTCAGCCCTGATGAATTGTATACAATAGCAAAGGCTTGCACCCCGACCGAAAAAGAACGGGTGCAGGCTTTGCTTGATGCTTACAGCAGCACTCTTGGCTCGCTTATAAAGCAGGGCATAACGCGTGCCGTTCTGCTCTCAGCCAACATTCAGCAAAAGGCTCTGTCTGCATACACGCGTATGCAGGGCAAGGAGGTTGACGATTGGCGTGAAAGTACGGCAAAGGCATTCATCAACAGCAGAATGAAACGCGATGGTGGACTCAACCTTTCTGACAGGGTATGGAACTACACGCAACAAACAAAGGCGGAGTTTGAACTCGCCATGTCGCAAGCACTTGAAAAGGGTATCAAACAAGGCATATCGGCAGAGAGCCTTGGCCGTCAGATACGGCAGTATCTCAATAACCCCGATATGATGTACAGACGTTATCACCTCAAAAAGGCCATAGCAGACGGTACGAAACGCGATGTTGTGGAATGGCGCAGACGTGTGATAGACGAGCAAGGCAAGGTGCGCTTTGTTAAAGAGGACTTGGCCCATGTCGGCACTGGCGTATATCGTTCAGCACGTCAGAATGCCTTGCGCCTGACTATCACAGAAACGAATATGGCCTACAACTATGCAAATTGTGAAAGGTGGAGTAGTGAGCCATACGTGTTGGGCATTCGTATCAGAACGTCAGCAAATCACCCAGAGAAGGATATTTGCGATGAACTTGCAGGCGACTACCCAAAAGATTTCATGTGGCGAGGCTGGCACCCACGTTGTCGCTGCTCCATGTCATCAATCTTGATTGACCGCGATAGCGAGGAGTGGAAATATTTGCGCTCTCTGCCCGAGAAAGA